TCATTCAGACCGATTTCGGCAGCCAACTCCGGCAAGATGACTGTGACGGTTGGCGTTACCTCTTTCTGGATAACTGGTTTTGGTGCATTAATTTTTGACATAATCCCTCGCTTTAATTGAGGGATGCTGGAACAATTGTTCCAAATCAGATGAGTATATTGACACATCTAACCTTACACGGTAGTATAAGGGCATCCCGTAGGGTGTTCCCACACCCCGAAAACCGTACATTTAGCCGCTGCCACCGTTTTCCCCGGTGGCTTTTGCTTTATGCGACGTTTTCAGAGTATAGCACAACACCCTAGTTGTGCAAATATTAACCTTCGCCAACACTTATATTTAACAGCTTTGCATCGCTAATCATGGGCGTGTGCTTGGTGCTGATAGCGTTCGCTAAGGATGGCATCCAGGAGCGCAGATGCGGCTTGATAACCCAATTATCCGCTAGTTGCTCGGCGTTATCGGCAATAAAGGTCTTTGCCACCTTCTCGTCCACTTTGAGAAGGAAGGTCGCCCCTGCTGCAATAATTTCATTGATTCTCAAAGCATCCAAGTTGATGTCCTTGTCCAGTCGCAGGGAGAAGCCATCGACAGGCTTCTTGTCTTCGGGATTGGATTCCCAGTGTTCGATGAGTGCTTCCTTTGCCGCTTCGCGCTTGCTGGATGCGCTTTCGTTTGCTTCGTCAGCCTTCGCCTTAGCAGCTTCGCGCTTGGCGACGAGTTCCGAGTTGGCGGCTTCCCATGCCTTCAGGGCGGCTTCGCGCTGCTCTTGGTAGGCTGTTTCAATGGTGTTAAATTCTGCCTTCGCCTGCTCTGCTTCTTGGAGCGCGGCGGCGAGTTCATTCTGAATGGTTGATAAATCTGTCATTTCTTCATCTCTTTCTCAACTTGTCGTCTTACATCTTCCCGACGCAGGACCGGCTCATATGTGCCATCAGGTTTCATGATTGCTTCGACGCGGATCAACCCGTGATTGTGCCGAAGCAAAAGGTACAGATCATAGTCAAGCTGCGGATCGGGATAATCCCACTGGCGGACATCGTATCCGGCACGTTTGGCGGCGTTGTAGTCTTCAACGTATAGATTGACATATTCCATCTCTGTTCCTTTAGCGATCCAGTGTTTGGCGTTGTTACCATTTTTGCCAACATCCAATTTCTTAACTTGCATGAGATGGTTATGAAACTCGCCCCGTCCATCTGAGTGGACAGAGACTGGATCGCTTTCTAAAAAGGGATGTCGATCCTTTCGATCTTCACCACTTCGATATAGTTGTCCTTGACGTTGTACTCGGTGATGCGGATTGCGGTATCTAGCTTGTGGGGATCGTTGCCGACCTTCCATCCGTCGATTTCTGTTGCAAAATCTGGGAATAACTTACGCAGTTGGTCACGTCCATAGAGGCGTGGCTTCAATGTGCCGCGTCCTGCCTGGAACTCCACATAGTTGTTGTGTGGGCGTTTCACCAGTTGGGTTGTGATTGGGTGATTGCTTTTCAGCACATAATCAATAACTGCCTGCTGTGCCGCGTTGAGTGACCCGAACTTTGACCAGTCGCCATCCTTGCCGCAGATGACCTTTTTGTAGTCATCGGGCGAAAATTTGGTGAAGTTGTCTAAGATCATGCCTTCTAAAAGGTCACGATCAAGCCCATCGTGCCAGGGCTGCACTTCTTCAGGCGGTTCTTGTGGTGCGGGTTGTTGATGCTTAGGTGCTACATCCAAAACAGCGTTGAAAGCTGCTTCAATGGCTGCCCCTGCTGCCTTGCCAGATTCGTATTTCCCCCATCCTTCTACATCATCTTTGCCTTTGACACCTGCAAGCCCCATTATTTCTGCGTGTGACAAATGCAGCTTATCACCGATGAAATGCAGTAGCTTGTCAATGTTCTCTGGCGTGTGCCATGCTTCTTTGGGCTGCTGTGGTTTGGGGTCATTCTTTTTGGCAGCAGGCTTGCGCGGTGCAGGTTCATCTTCAACGATTTCACCATCCACGATGAAGTCTTTAAGGTCTTCTACATCCTGTGTAAAAAATTCGGATGCGTTGGTGGTGACAAGTACGGCAGCAATCAAGGCGCGTTTTTGAGCGATCTTGCTAATGGTATTGACCAGATCAAAGATGCTGTCATTTTCAACGCGGTAGGTTTTACCCCATTGATTGCTTTTGCTGATAAGTGTTGATGGCTCTAAGCCCATATCTTTAGCTGCATTTTCCTTGACCCACCGCCAGCGATAGCGCGATTCCATCGAATTGCATGATCCAATGCCGCTGCCCATCCGCTTACCTGTTTCAACATGATAGAGTGTGCAGCGATATTCATAGTGGAATAGTGGCTTGGTTGGATCCCAACTTTCCTGCTTGGATGTCAACTCATAATCTGGTGCAAGCCCGAAGGCAGAACAAAGGCGTTCTGCACCTGGCTTAAGAAGTGTTGGCTTATTGCCTGTACCTGGAATAACGCCATAATCAACTTTCTCTACCAGCACATCATCATTTCGCATGGTAGAAACGATGCTCTTAAAGGTCTTGGCGCGTTCGATAGCGATTGTAGCATTGATGTCGTACACGCTTGGAACAACTACTAAATCAGTTGACATGGCGGACTCCTCGTTTGCGGTTTAATTCCGCCGCGTATTTCTTTAACGATTGCCGGATGCTGCTACGACCACCGCTGCGGCGTTTTGGATAGCGCATATAGCCCAATTCGGCTAATTGCGAAAAGTTAGCTTGTAAAACTTTCTGATTCATGTTAGTATCTCCTCAAGGGCGGCATAGAGACAAAACATTCCAGCCACCCTTAAGCCCTATCGCGAGGGCTTTTTTTATTTCTGTGGCACAAATGGAATGATTGCTCTACATGGGGCGGTCATGATGGGAAAGCTAGGCTTCACCATCACTTCCTTTGCGCGCGGCGTGATCGGCGGGGCAATCGGGTCTGTCTGGTAAACGTTTACCGATTGTCCTGCTACCGCATCGTTGTTGCCCCACCCCACCTGGACGAGCGTCCCAAAACGCGGAGCATCTGCGATCCAGTGAGCCTTATAATTCTGTGTGTCGATAATCTGCACACCATTGAAGGCGCGCTTCAACTTTTCTGCAATATCCTCAGCGGCGGGTGTTTGATGCTGTGCATCTGCGTGCCCGGCGAGATTAAATTTCGTGTATTCGATTGTGAACTGTGATGTGCCGCGTTTCTTCGTGATGGCGGTTGCAGGCGGGATGCCATGCTGTGTCATCATGCGATTGAGCGCGGGTCCGGTTGTTGGTATGTTCATCCGTTCCTCCTACGTAACAATTGTATAACAATTTAGAACGTTTGTACGTGCTATACCATCAGGACAAACTACATTCTAACGTTTCCGGTTAATAGTTTCAATAACGTTTGTCCTACGGAATACCTACTACTTGCAAATGTAGACGACGTGACCGTCGGTGAGGCATTGGTAGTCGATGACTTGCACGCCGTTCTTCACGAAGTCATCACGGATGACTGGATACGGTGTTTCCACGTGCCAGACTTCGCCGACGAGTTGCACATCTACAACGGGGATGTCGTTAAAATTCAACTGATTCTTGATAAAAGTGCGGGCTTCAAAGAGTTGTTGTGGTGACATGGTGGTCAAGCTCCGTTACAAGGTTGGTCAATGATGTGAGGATGGTATCTGTCTCAATGTCGAAATCGACAATGACCGATTTGTCCAGCAGCCATTGCAGGCGGCTGATGAGTGACTGCCCTTCTGGGACACCGTTTGCGCTTAGGAGCGCGTGCGCTTGCTTGAGTTCTTCCATGAGATTTCCTGTGCTTGCTTCTGTAATTGTTCGATTTGATCGAGGCAGGCTTTACGTGCTTCGGCGGTTTTTGCTATTGCGTGTTGAAGCTGTAATGCCTCAATTTGCTCTCTGAGTTGGTTAATATCGTTCATCGTTAAATCCTGAGTGATTAGTTTTTTAGATGCCCCCACCCCCTAGCCCCCTCCACGGTTCCGGTGAGGGGGAATTGATGGAGGCTTCCGGCGGGCGATTATCCGTTCTTAGCGGATCGGTATGTTTGGCATACGCGCCGGAAATGCGGTTGTTAATGTGCTGCTCTTTATGTGTTATTATTTATAAAGAGGCGACAATGTGATTTTCTTATACACATCTAACAGTATAGCATATGAAAACATTTTGTCAAACCAAACATTTGATATAATAAATAGGAGATATAAATATGGGAGAAAAGAACGTGTATATGAGAACCAGTGAAGATACTCGTCGGTTGGTACGCATATTCGCGGGTGAAATCCAGATGGAAACGGGCAAGTCTGTAAGTGATAACGACGCGCTTGCAGAGCTTTTCAAACGGTATCGCCCAGATTTGATGGATCGGTTGGAAGATATTAAGAAGGTGTATCCAACTGATGAAGATGAAACTGACACAAAGCATTAGGCGATACCTGATGAGTAAAACTGTCGTCAGATCAGCATTACAAATCCTGGTTGCCCAGAAGGGGATGAACGAAAAACGGAACATTACCAATAGGGAGATTGCACAGGCAACAGGCTTATCTCCTAACACGGTTGGTACTTGGATGTCACCTGCGAACGAGATTAAGCACGTGCATAGTGATGTGATTGTTGCGCTATGCAACTGGGTTCCATGTGATATTAGTGACCTGCTGTATTTGGATAGCATCGAGCAATAACCCGTATTTCAATTTTGTTATATAAAATGTAGCACGATTGTTCTAAACTGCAAACTAGAATAGAGTAATTTCTATAGGAGTATAAACTATGTCTGACGATAGCAAGATGGCACGGGCGCGTGAGCTTATCCAACAGAAGCGATACAGAGAGGCGCGTCAACTCCTGCGCGGCGTAGATCATCCAAAGGCGAAGGACTGGATTACCAAGCTGGATGCACGCCTGGACGATCCATTTGAGGATTGTCGGGCGTGGCTGGATCGCCGTACCAAAAGCGGTAAGAGTAAGGCGAAAATCCGGCGGCTTGGTGGCGAGAAAGCGGGTGTTACGGTCAAAGCCGAGGTGAAACATGAGGCGTTTGATCTGATGACGGAGCCGTTTTGGGATAATCCTACTATTATTAGTTTTGCAAAATCCTGGGGACAGGTTCTCGATGGTGAAACACATGATATTAGTACGCTGTGGAAAGATGAGGATTAGACAATGAAGAATCAGTTTACACGTGCCAGAGAAGGCGCAGGTCTTTCCCAATCACAGGCGGCAAAATTAATTGGAATCGAACAGCGCAGGCTTGCACATATTGAGAATGGGGATCGCACCCCAGAGTCATTTGTTCAAGAAAAAATGATGGTGATATACGATGTTAGCTATGGGTATCTTCTGACAGGAGAGCCTAGAACATTTGCAGATCATTTGGCAGATGGCACGCCGGAAGATGTGATAAAAGGTATTTTCTTCCATGGATGATTACATGGCGTGTCCGGCGTGCGGCAGTATGATGATTTACCGTGATCTGATGGACTGTATCAATTCATGTCATGATTGCGGGTTTACGCATCACACGGATGTGCAGACGACGGAAGAAGCAGTGCAGGCGCATGTCGAATGGTTGCGTCAACAGTCAAAAGAAGATTGAACCTGTGCAAAATTTGCACGAGTTGGACGGAACAATTGTTCCAGAAGGGATGGGTGGTTGTTTATGATGAAGCTATCGGTAGCATTCAATGTTATAAGTGTGTCACCATCGCACGTTACGTTTAGCGTTTTTGTAGGCATGACGGAGAAACCCCATCACGATGCTAACCGCGCTCATGCTGGTCACCTTACTACAAATGTCCAAGAATTCCGAGCGATGGTGGCAGAGCAACGCGCAGATATGATTGTTGTGAGTGAATTATGTCAGCAAGCTTTTGACAAATACGTCAACGCAGAATAAGCAGGATAACAATGGCGATCCATCAAATTATCACCCCCCTATCCGATATTGAGCAACGTTCGCTGGAGCTAAACGAAATCAAAATTCAGCGTGGCTTGGTCGATGTCGGTGAGGCATTGGAGATGATTAGAAATAATCACCTCTACCGTGAATACGGAACATGGGAAAACTACGTCGCGCAGCGGTGGGACTGGACGACGAAACGCGCCGAGCAGTTATTGCAGCAAAGGACAAGGTCAAGGCAATTCAGGCGTACAACCAGGTCGCGTCTGATCCGCTGCCAGAGCCGACGCATGAAAGCCAGGTTCGCCCATTGGCGGCTGATGTGGAGGTGGCTGTGCGTCAATGGGGTGAGGTGACCTCTGTATATGGCAGTAGTCCGACGCAGAAGCAAGTTAAGGCTGTTACTGAACGCACGCCTGATCCAGAGCCGGAGGTGAGCGCAGAGGAGCGCGTGAAGCGGCAGGTGGTTGAAGCTGGATTTGCACCTGTCATTGTTTGGATGGATACGGGTAAGCTCACGCCGACAAAGGCACTCGCGCTGGTGGATGCGTTGCATGATTGTAGACCAAAGGTACGCGGCGACATGCTGCGCCTGGGTATTGTTGATCCTGTGGTCATCCGCGAGATGAATAGAATCCGCGAGAGGGAAAGCTATAGTGAAATCGTAGCAAGTGGCTATCTTCAATTTGCGGAAGGTCAGGCAATTAAAGTATCTGACATGAAGCGGTCAGACCTGCGGGATTACTTGGACGAAAAATACCGTGAGCATCAGCAGGCAGCGGCAGAGACGAAGCGCGCATCCAAGCGCGTGGATCCGGTCAACCTGACGCTGTACACGAATGACGCTGCACTATGCGTCACGGTGCTGAGTCGGTTGTTTACAGAGGATTATCTGATGGAGATTGCGGAGGCGATCCAAGCAAAAGTTGAGAAGGTGCAAGAATGATAACAGCGGTTTTATATGTGAAGATGAAGGATCAAGACCAGTTACCGCGTATACTTATATTTGCAGAACATAATGATGCTGTGAATTGGATGGTAAGAAATTCCAATCATCCCAATGTTCAGGGGCTTTATACACTTACTCCTGAAATTTTCAAACCTGGTGAGCAGCCGGACGACCTCACGGTGCAGAAATGAAATTGCTCATGGTGGAAGTAAATGGCAAGCTGCGGGTGCAGCGTTACGCTCCTGAGCAAACGGTGGATGCTATGCGGGAATATATGCTGCGCGGCATCAAGACGCAGATTGTTGAGGTTGAGGATTACACGGATGGTTCAATGCCGGTGGAGATTTCCGGCGTGGAGCAATATGTTGTAATCGTTTTGCGCGGACAGCAGCCACCTAATATAGCGATGCCGGAGCATGGTGAGGTATTTGAATCACGCCAAGAGGCAGAACTAGACGCAACAGTAATGCATGATAAGTTTGCCCAGGCTACTGTGTGGCAGGTCGGCGGGACACATCCTATCAGCGCGACGGTGAGCAATCTCATGTGGGATGGTGAGCGTGTTCCACAGATTACGCTAAAATAAACAAAAAACGCCCTGATCCGAGGGCGGGTTTTGCCAGGCAGGGAGACCAGCCTGTTTCGATCATATTATATACCAAAACAAAGGGAGACAAGACTCATGAAAGTTATTTCAGTGATGGGGCGTAAAGGTGGCGTTGGTAAAACAACGATTACAATTAATTTGGGAGCAGGGCTGGCACGTGCAGGTGCTAGAGTGTTGGTCATCGACGCAGATGGGCAGGGTAATGCTACTACTGGTTTACGTCATCCGCGCACAGATGGACTACTGGCAATGATGCTGCATGGCGCGGATTATCAGGACGTATTGCTGCCAGTGGATCATGAGTTCACAGGTGACAAAAATGCGGTGATGGCGTTATTGCCATCCAGTGATGGTCAAATTCAAGTTGAATCACATACTGACACGCCTTCTCTTTTGATGGAACATTTGGATAATCTGCGTCCAGCATTTGATGTTATTCTGGTGGACACATCGCCAGGACTGACGAACATCCATGCTGGATTGTATTTTGCATCTGATTATATTTTGCTACCAACGCTAACACAGCCGGACAGCGTGCGAAGTTTGGGAACAACAATGGGGTACTTGCAGCAGATTGGTAAACAGGCAGAATCTCAAGGGCTATCAACAGCCAAAATTCTAGGCATCGTGCCAAATCAGTTTGACGCAAGCCAGAAGGTGCAACAGGTCAATTATGGGTGGCTGTGTGGTAAGTATGATCACTTAAATGTATTCAATCCTATGCGTTCATTAACCGCATGGGTGCAGGCATCACAATTACAGCGTAGCATCTATAAGCGTGCCAACACGAAAGATTATTCTGAGCGTCGTCAAGCGAAGGTGGCAGTAGCCGAGCTACAACCAATCGTTGATAACATCCTGGAAAAAATTCAAGCGGGTGAGGTAGCCTAATGGCAAAAGACGACAGCCGCAGTAAATTTATGGATGCGTTGGAGAATGGGGATAATAGATCATCTGCCATCGTGCCGGATATTACCCAAGCGTTTGGGTTGAAGCTGCCCACGCGCAAAAATGGTATTGCTCCATTCCGTACAGATGAAAACGGGCATACACACATCGGACATTTTGTCTTGAGCGACGTTGGCATTGTGCAAGTACTGGAAGGGCTTGATGAGGACGAGTGGCTGACGATGTTCCGCCACACGGAGCAAGTCAACCGCGCTATTCAGTGGATCATTGCAGACCTTGCCCTTTATGGTGCAGATTTTTGGGGCAAGAAATACGATGAGCTGGCGGACTTAACCGGATACAGCGTGACCACAATTAATGATATGGCATATGTAGCACGACAAGTCAATTTATCGGTGCGCACCGATAAATTGACTTTCTCTCACCATAAGTTGCTAGCTCCATATTCTGAGGATGATCAGCGAAAATTGATCCAAGCTGCCATTGATCTAAATCTTACCAGCGTCGATAAGTTTCAATATTACCTAAAACATGGAAAGCCCCCTGCCCTACCGGGGGAAGCGGGCAAGTTTGAGATGTTTTTGATTAAAAGTCGGCTGAAATATCGCAATTTCACACGGAAAAGTAAGCAATTGCAGGCGCATGAGAAAGCGCAGGTGCGGCAGTTGATTGACGATCAGATCGAGGAATTGCGTAAGTTGCGGGATGAGTTGTAGATAAAAAAGTATACCCCTCACATTCGAGGGGTTTATTTTTACGAATAAGCTTGATTGATCGCTACGATTGAGTTGTAGATGTCCTCAAACACACGCTCCACTTTACGTCCATGCCTTTGAACATATGCAATAGCTGCATTGACTTCTCCATTTTCAACCAATGCCTGATAAATTTCAAAGTCAGAAAATACCCCGTTATTGGCAATTGAGATCATTTGAATAATGACCCACCGCACATAACTAGGCGCATCGTAGATTACTTCCTTGGTCGCCAGTATCCAGTCATAGCCACCATCTATGGAGATGATAAGGCATGTCAAATCTTCGGGTTTTTGAAGCTGTGCTACTCTCACAGCGGGTCCTCCATCTTGCGGTGTGGGATGGTACACCATATCAAATGTATCCATACCGCTGCCCAGAACGCGGATTCATCGAACCGTTGATAGAGTATCTGAAAAATTTCATCCTCGCCGTAGTCTTCCCACAGGCAATCAAAATTTGTGTTGATCCAATAGCTGCGGGCTACGCGCTCAATTTTATGGATCGTGTCTTCCAAGTCGGATAATTGCACGCCGGATAATTGACGCTTGCGGATGTCTAAAACGATCAGTCGTTTGGCGCGGATGGTATCCGGGTCGGTATCCATCTGCTTCATGATGATGTGCTGCGGTTTTTCTGGTACAGGTATCCATTGGATTTTCATCAGCGTACCGCCTTCTCTATCATCTTATCGAAATTAAACACGCGAGTTAGCACGTCGTCCACTTCCGCAGGATCGACGATCACCACCTTGTAATCAGCCATCAATTGCTTACCGCGTCGTGCGCCGGTGGGCACGATGCCCATGATAATGACGCACTCAAAAAATTTCCCTATTGATGTCCATTTGCTAAATACATGCATTTCTGGAATGGATGGATATAGATTGCGTGCGCCTGATCCGACGCGCTCCAACGCCTGCTTGATTTCCTGCCATAGATCGAAGGCTTCCGTGTTATGCCCCTGGATTTGCAGTGCTGTGAATTGGTTCCACATACGCTGTGAAACCCCGGTGCGGATGGTAACAAACATGCCACCATCGCTATATTGTGTTGTTTCGTTGTCCCATCTGATTTGCATGAGCCTAACCCTTAAGTATGTTTAACGTATACGTTTAATTGTATACGATTAGGTGAATATATGCAAACCAAAGAGGTAAATAAAAAGCCCTGATTTTTTCAGGGCTTATGCTGGTTGGAATTGAGAGGCGAGGGCGTGGATTAGTAGGCGTGTCATTTGAATATCACCCACCGCGTCGTGGGCATTTTGGGCTTTTATCCCAAGCTGTTTTGCCGCTTCGGTCAATTTTCTTGGGATAAATGTTTGATGGTAGTCGCTATAATGCCCATTATATTTTGAGAATATGTCCTGAGCGCATGTAAACGTGGGGATGGTTAAAAATACGTTTTGGCGAAGTGCGGTATTGATGAGCAGATTCATGTCGAATTTTGCGTTATAGACTACCACTAGGCGTTTAGCGACAATGGCGTTTAATTCATCTGCAATGTCTCTAAACGTGCGGCAGTGGGCAACCATCTCATTTGATATACCGTGTACCGCCTGCGCGTCGGGATGGATCGGTACAGATGGTTTGATACGAACGTTCATTAGCACGTCGCCATTTCCGTCGATAATTCCGATGGTCACGGGTTCATCTGATTCTGGATCGGCTCCGGTTGTCTCTGTATCCAGATAGCAAACGGTTGCAGGCGGTTTCTGTGCGATTGCCCAGGCTTGGATGATCGCTTCATCCCGCTTGCTGTAATCGTAATTGAGCAACTCCCCGCCGTTGCGCGTCTGGATGCCGTGAAAGTGGGCAATTCGCCTCAAAACATCTTTTGCAATATGGCGATGGCAAAACGTGTCTGGATTGGAATTGCAGTAGCATTTTAAGACCAGCCGTTCACGTGACAGAAGATCAAGGAAAGGCTGTTTATCTTTGCGATAGCGTTCCCTAAGCAACTCTTTATATGCTTCGGTGTATTCTTCGTCCGTCAGTGGTGGATACTTCCCAACGAACTTCTCATGTCCGGCGGCTGCCTTATGCCCGCCGACTAGCTCCCAGGTGGGGGCGAGACATGCGCCAACTTTATCGCCTTTCACGGTTATGTCTATGGCATCAGGATCACTGATGCCCATTTGTGCGGTGTAAATGGTTATGGTCATTATATTTCCTCTGGTTTAGCGGAAATTGGCGCGTGTTGGCGCGAATACGACTCATGCGTGAGAACTTTGTTATCATTTTACTGTATAATTAGAACAAATGTTATATAAAACGAATTAGATTTTTCATCCTTCAGCGCATGGTGGATGAGGGGTTAGATGTCAAGAGGGTGGACAATGGCTGAGTTATGGGAACGTCTTCCAGAGGAAGATAACAAATGGTGGGATCGGTTTGAACGCTATCGCCTGATGGGGATTAATCGTTCCTTCCTGGGCGTGTATACCCAAGAGAAGCGGGATAGGGCAGCGCAACAGGGGCATGAGTTTAAGCAGCCAAAATCCACGCCTGGGTCATGGACTCAGCGTATCATTGATTACCAATGGGAAACACGGGCGCACGCCTGGGATGAACACGAGCGTCAGTTAAGGGTAAAGGAAGCAGATGCCCGACGTGCGAATGAGGTGGCAAAGGCACGAGAGATTATGTGGACGAGCCTGCAAGCCCTTCAAGGCATCGCAGGGCGCATTATCAATACAATGGGTGAGCAGGCTAAACATGAACCCGATAAGATCGACCTGAAGGGCTTCAAGGAGTTTATGCTGGGCTTTGGTGTCATCATGAAGGAAGCGCGGTTGACGTTTGGTGAGCCGACGGACCGGACGGATGTAACCAGTGGTGGAGAGAAGATTGCATGGGAGAGTATCATCTTACCTGCAATGATGGATGAGGATGATATTTGACAATATAGAACATACGTGCTATTCTCTGTGTTAGAGTATAGTCACTGTCCGCTGGATCGTTCTTTCGTTCGTAATCCATCTTGTGGCGTATTCAAAAACCAGCGGACACAACCACGGGTAGCTCAACGGTAGAGCGCAGCGTTAAATCAACGCTGAGGTAGCAGGTTCGACTCCTGCCCTGGGGGCACTTTTTTGGATATGTGAGTCAAAAAAATAGCAGTGCGAAGCGGACAGGTGTGTACAGCCTGTCCGTTTTGTTTGTGTGGTATAATAGAACAAATGTTTTAGGATAAATTACACATGATGACACCAGAGGCAGAAAGCTACGAGCCATACGATAAGAACCTGTTTTATAAGCCTGCCGAGTGGCGCGGGGGACTGCGCCACTGGAATCATCGTGCGCGGATGTCAAACACGTTTCGCGCGGCATTATCGCCGCTAGAACGTCGTATTGATCGTGCTAATGAGGACTTGAAACGACGGGGCGTTCCACTTCGCCAACGTGCCGCTGCAATCTCAGCCAACTATAGCCTATCTATGTATCGTGTGATGTCGATTCTTGAGGAAATTGATCTGGTGGTGGAAGGTATTTGTTCGGAGATTGCAGACGATCCCAAAGCGTTCGATGAGGCTGATTTGCGATTGATCCAGCCTAAACCTACACCAAGTCGCGTAGCGTATACCTATACGCAGAGTTTATCACCTGTATATACTACAGCATCCGCGCGATGATTCTGTATAGGTATGGATTGTTCTATCTGCACACGGATGGGCGTTCATCCTCAGAATTGCCCATTGGCACGGTCTATGATGTGGTGTATCCCAAGATGAATACACCGACAGGTGTGCAGTGTGACTGGCATAAGGTACGCTTCCGGGTGGTGATGGTGGAATGGCGGGGTGATCTACAACGCATGTATGCCCAAGTTGATGAGCGAAAGCTAACGCCGGATGAGATTGAGAAGTATCAATCCATGCTGGATACGGTAGGCGATGAGAAGGTGATGGTGTTTGAACAGCACATTTGATCTATTAACGACCTGTTGACATAGCATGATATAATTAAGATAAGACAATACCACGTATAAAGACCAGCCTAATGACAAATGCTATACTCCCATCGCCCAGGGATGTTGTCCGTGATCCTGAGTTATTTGCGCGTATATTTCTGAAAATCCAGAACAAAGAGATGACAACATTACCACTCATATACAAGCCAGAACAGCGCGAATATATGAGAAGCCGCACCAGCCGCGACATTATATTGAAGCCGCGCCAAATAGGGTTTAGCACATGCATCCAGGGTGACTTGTGTAGAATCGGCTGGACACGTCCGTCTAGGTCGCTGACATTGACCAAGGACGATGCAAACACAAAATACTTCCGGGCAATGTCTCGGTTTTTCTATAACAACCTGCCGACGGATTTTAGACCAACCAAGAAGGCAGATAATGAAGTGATGACTGAATATCCTATTGTTCAGTCATTTTCGATTATCCAAACGGCGGGCAACAAAAATGCAGGACGTTCGGGTACATTTACCCACATCCACTTCTCTGAAGCCGCATTTGTGCAGGAAGCTGAATTGCTAATCGCATCTGCGCTTCAGGCTGGATCGCCTAAATGGGTGGTAGTTGAGTCTACGCCAAATGGCGCACAGGGATGGTTTTACGAAGAATGCATGAAAGCCCTCGATGGAGATAGTGCATTTACTCTACACTTTTTCCCTTGGTTTAGGAGCATGGAATACCGCACACCTTTGCTGCCTGATGAACGGTTGGAATATACATCCGAAGAAGAACAGGTTGTTGCAAAATATGGTCTAACACCGGAGCAAATCAAGTGGCGACGTGAGAAGGTCAAAGAGCTTGGCGCAAGGCTATTCATCCAGGAATATCCCGAGGACCCGCGCACCTGCTTCCTGACATCTGGCGATGGGTACTTCTCAACAATACCACATCTGGCAGACGTGTTCACTGCGCCAGGCGATGCAACACCGCAGGATGGCAGGGTATATGTGGCAGGACTTGACCTTGGTCAATCCAACGATTTTACGGTGCTATCCATTATGGACCGTGACAATGGTATTGAGGTCGACCTAATGCGTGTTAACAAACGCCCCTGGGATGACATCTGGCGCGAGGTAGCGCAAAGATGCAAGCAATGGAATGTCCAATCGCTAGTGATTGAAACAAACACGCTCGGCGGTGTTGATCTATCGTATGTGTGGAATGCGCTCAGTGAACATGGATCAGAAAATACCAGTGTAGTTCCGTTCACAACAACAGCTATTAGTAAGCCACCGCTTATTGCAGGTTTATACCAAGGTATGAATGAAAACGGTTTGCGGCTTCTTGCTGATCCGGTTGGCAGACAAGAGATTTACTCATTTGTAACAGTACAAAGCGTAACAGGCGCATGGAAATACCAAGCAGCAGCAGGCGCGCATGATGATACTGTAATAGCCCGCGCACTGGCATGGTATGGCATTGTATCAGCCGACCTTTCCCGCATTCAGTTTTTCATGGGGTGATTATGGGACTAACACAACGCCTCTTAGGGGCATATAAAAGCTTTATGACTACGCCCCATCAGGGTGCAAAATTATGGGGAGGATCGGCACTATCTGGTTTAACTGGCTGGATGACGAACGGTGACCTCTCACAGTCAAGCATGGGATTGGCACAATCCTATACGTTAGTTGAGGCAGTACGAGTCTCTGTTGATCTATATGCCGATCTCGTGGAAAGCGTACCCTGGACGATCTATGAGAACGCAAGTGGCGATTCTGATAATGATACGGAAGCGTCTGCCAGCACAGATATTCGTCCACGTCACCCGCTTGATATAGCAATGAACCGATACCGACGCAAATATAATATGAGCCTGTTGCGTCACATTGCATACAGCACGCTGCTATATGATGAAACCTATTTGTGGATGGTCCGCAACAACTATGGTTGGACTACCGACCTATGTTGGCTAAATCCGCTAGGTGTGGAAATCGACGATTACACCGGGGAAATAACAGGTTACCGATATAGTGACCGACGCGGTAATTATTTAACGCTAGGTGTGCGTGATGTTGCTTACGATCATGGATTTAATGCTGAGGACGATCTACGTGGATCTAGCACAATCATGGCAGCTTTGGACACGATTAACATTAATCGTAATTTCAAACGATTCTTGCGGGATTGGTTTGCAAATGGATCACGTCCTGATTTTATAGCCTATTTAACAGAGGAAAAATATGCTGGAAATCAGCAAGCAATTGAGGCATTGAAGCGCGAGTTCCAAAAATTTGCACGTGGTTCGGGTAATCGCTTCAATGGATTTTTCTCCTCTACACCGCTGACTTTTCAACCATTTGAACAACCAGAGACAGATCGCCAGTATGCAACAAATATCGAAATTCGTAAAGAAATTTTTGCGGCGTTTGGTGTTCCGCTGGCATTAGTTGGTGATACATCCAACACCAACTATAAAGAAACCGAGGATGTTCGCGCCAGTTTTATTCAGATGAAGGTCAAGCCGTTACTGGAACGCATTGCAACATTTTTTAATGACAGCGTGCTGCCTGTCATGATGGGTAATGATTATTACCGCATCGAGTTTGATTTTTCAGACTTCAACCTGATGACGGACAATGATCTACGGAAAGCGGACATGGCGCGCGCTGATGTCCAAACAGGCATTATCAGCATTGGCGAAGGACGCGAGGCACGCGGATATGATATTGATGAGGAATTGGCAAATATTTATATCATCAATGGTCAACCGATGAGCAAAGATATTTTGCTGAAGGTTGCCAACACTATGCCAAGCCAGAGCGTGCTAGATTTATCTCAGGCGTTTGGCGCGATTGCCCAAGCTACCCCTGCGCCGGAATTACCACAGCCAACAACTTTGAGACTACCGGAGCAAACGATGAACAGCAATACCGCGATTGTAGATGAACTGAAGGCGTGGCGGAACTTCGCCAAGAAAAACAAGTCACGCGACTTTAATTGCGAGACAATCCCCACGCACCTGGAAGGCTATATCAAGTCCCAGGTCGCAGGCGGGACAGACCTTGCGACGGTTATCAACAACACAATTAAGCAAGTCGAAAATGACGATCATATCCCAGGGCGCATTGATGCGTCATTGTTCGCGGATGTGGTTAATCTGTGGGATGAGCTTGGCATTACGGAGCTAACCCGCGAGGTTGATCCGCTGATTGAGGATACAGGCAATGTGCGAGCAGTGTGAGACAACCGCAACCAAAGCCTGGGGGCGTGAGACATTACGCCGCCTGTGGGGTGTTATCTCGAATGTATTTGACCGACGCACCCGCGTTCCGCGCATCCAGGATCGGGCGTATCGTCGCTATCTGAATCATTATGCCCGCAGGGCTGATGAACTGGCGAAACAACTCGCCAATGGAGACATCGACCTGCAAGCATGGCGGAACGGTATGGCGGATGAAATCTCAAGCCTGCACCTGACCGCTGACATTAGCGGGGCGGGCGGATTGAGCAACTACACCCAGGCGGATATGCAGCGGGTGCAGCGCAAGGTTGACGAACAATTGTCCTATCTGGACAACTGGACGAATGAGCTACGAAACATGGATGAATACAACCCGGACGCAATCCGCAGCCGGGCGATGCTGTATGGCGGCAACGCCACCAGCACGGTACAGAATGCCTACACCCAGGCATTAGGCATCGGCGATCTACCCGCCTATCCGGGGGATGGGACAACCCAATGCCTGACGAATTGCAAATGCGCATGGAAGCCGGTCAAGCTACCGGGTGAAGGCAATTGGGATGTCTATTGGGATCTGGGCATTGCGGAGCATTGTCCGACGTGTAAGGCACGTGAGGCAGCGTGGAATCCGTTGCAGATACGCGGCGGGGTGATTGTGACGAACACCACATCGCCAAGTTTGTGGAGGTAATAAGCGATGTTTTATTATGACAAACTTTCAGACGTGATAACGTCACCCTATACGGGAGTAACAGATGCTACATCCATTACGGCGAAGACTATGCCTACCGTTGTGATTCCACATGTGCTTACTCCACTTGATGATGTTTGCCCATGTTGCGGACGTTGTCGCAGGTGCGGAAGACCACCCACGTTAAAGCCTCCGTTCATCATTACCTGCTAGGGGTTGACTATGAGCGATACACAAGATAAGTCTGCTATCAAGGCAGACTTTTTTGATTACCAATTGAACGGCGTGCGGTGTCAGGCGACCCGCCGCAGACCATCCAGCCGGGATGATAAGAAGTACGAACGCACCGTCCGCTACCAGGATGATGAACGTACCGTCCACTACGGGCAACCCGGCGAGCAGATGGAACGCGATGTCCCTGAGAGCCGTGAGGCATTTATCACGCGGCACAGTTGCGATGAGAAAAAAGACCCGTTCAGCCCAGGGTTCTGGGCGTGCTATGACTGGATTAACACGGATGAAAAGAGTGTAGCGATGGATGCCAAACAATATTACTTCGGCAGCGCGGTCAAGGCAGTAGGCGGCAACCGCGTGGGCGGGTATCTGGTGGTGTATTCCGATGCCAGCAAGAAAGATCTGGAAGGTGAGTATTTTACGCCTGAAACGGAGTTCTTTACCGACATACCAGATGGCTTGCTGAAGCTGAAGACGCTCTACAATCACGGCTTCAAGGAAGGTACGAAGTTCCACAACGTCGGGACATTCGTCTCTGCCAAGCAGGACGACATCGGGCTATGGGTCGAAGCGGAGATTGACATGAGCAATCGCTATGCGGAAGCCATTATGAAGCTGGTCAAGGATGGTCGGCTTGGGTGGTCGTCCGGCGCAATCCCGCACAGCGTCAAGGTACTGCCCGATGGGCGTATCGCGGAATGGGCATTGGTGGAAGGGTCGCTGACCGTTGCGCCTGCAATGCCATTTGAAACCAAAATCCACTCGCAGAAATCGTTTGATGAGTTGCTGCTTAGAGAGGCTGTCCAAGAGCCTATAGAAGCAGGGCAGGATGAGACGACAGACGCGGTTAACGTAAGCAAATCAACAATGATGGAGAGTGCAGAAATGACACCCGAAGAATTACAGGCGATGATTAGCAAGATCGTTGCCGACCAACTCAAGGAACTCGGTGTTGCCCCGGCGGATGCTACTGCCATGACTGAAGAAGTCGTGGACGACATGAAGCAGAACATGCCGGAAGACCCCGACAAGATGGACTATGAAGAACTGGCGGAGAAGGCTTCTCAGAAGACCTTTGCGCTGTTCAAGAAATGGTCTGAGACGCAGAAGCAGGCAGAATCCGCGCTCAAGGGTGCGTTCTCCTCTCAGCGTGAAGCATGGGAAAAGCAGCAGCCCGCCGAATACAGCCGCCCGAACGTGAAAAGCGGGAATGGTACAAGCGTAACTGGCATGGTTGATCGGCGGTACGACCATTGGGATGTTGAGGATTTTAGCTATGCAGCGGAACTCAACAAAGCGCAACAGTCATCCGGTAAAGGCATCTCGTTTGGGGATGGCTTCTGGCAGGCATTTGCTCATAAAGTAGACGATCCGCAGAGCGCGGGTAAATCCTACGATCCGCAACTCACCCATCTGGCACGGGCAATTAAGTCCGGCGCGGTCAAGGCGAATGAACTGAACCACCCCACGCAGTCCGGCTATGGTGATGAGCATGTCCCGACTGCTTGGCGCGAAGAAATTTGGCGTAAGGCGCGGCGGGATAACGTGGTTGCCCCATTGTTCAATGTGATGGAAATGCCCACCAATCCGTATGAACTGCCCGTTGAAGGCACCGATCCTTCTGTATACTTTGTTAGCGAAACAACCAATGAAGACCAGTTGTTATTATCTGGTTCAGGTTCTGCAATTCCAGATAGCAAGGTTGGGTCAGCAAAGGTGACATTGACCGCTAAGAAGCTGGCATTGCGTGTGGGTATTGCATCCGAATTGGAAGAGGATGCGGTTGCTGGCGCAATCCCGTTGTATCGTCAACAAGCTGAACGTGCCATCCTCAATAGCATTGATAATGTGCTGCTGAATGGCGACACCGCTACAAGCAACAACATCAACCTTGATGGTGGTAGCGCGGCTGCCCCTAGCAAGTATTTTGCGATGAATGGGCTGATTAAGCACGCATTGGTGACAGTGAGTGCCAATGCCTCTGATCATAGCGGGGCAGCCCCAACGCTGGCAGCCATCCGCAAGGCACGGTTCCTTCTGGATCGCAGCAAGCAGAATGTATCTGACCTAGCAATCATCACCCATCCGGAGGTTGAGGCAAAGCTCCTGGGCATGAACGAATTCTTGACAATGGACAAGGCTGGCAATCGCGCCACCAACATGAACGGACAGATTGGTGTGATTGATGGCATTCCCGTGTTCATCTCGAATGAGCTTGATCTGGCGGATGCTGATGGCAAGATCACCAGTGGCGGTAATGCTGTTGAACGGGGTCGCCTGCTGATCGTCCATCGTCCGTCTTGGTATATCGGGTATCGTCGTCGCATCGCTGCGAATTTCGATTATCTGAGCTACTACGACTCATGGCAACTGACGGTAACCGTGCGGTTTGCGTTTACCGCGCAATCCAACGATGATGCCTCAATTCTGTATAATATCGGCGTGTAAGCATCAACCTGAGACAAACTGAAGGGTAGGGCAATCGCTCTACCCTTTATATTTGAGGAGATTACTATGTCTATCGGACAAATCATTGAACCAACACGTAGCCCGCAGCACCAGTTTGTATTTGCATTAGCAAATCTTGCAGCGTCTCAAGATGCAACTGATGTGCCTATTTTGGGCGGGGTAAACAATACCTATGTTATGCCAAAAGACGGTTGCATTGTAGGGTATGGCATCCAACTGAGCGCAGCGGTTGCAGCAGGCAGTTTGGATATTGACTTGGAAATTGGTGGGGCATCTACGCTCACAATTGCAGCAGACACCGCCAGCACAACCGAATTCTATAGCACAATCGAATTTGGGAACGAACCATTCTCAGCCGGTGCAAAACTCGGCGTGACATATACCAGTGATGGCAGCCTCGATCCAACAACGGCAGACATCAACATTGTGGTATATGTTATGTTCTGTGATTGGGATGTATAACCATGACATTCTACACGCTGAAGGTTGATACAGACAGCGGCGGGGATGGAACAGGAACATTTAACGGGTTGTATGCAAAAGGCTATATCGAGGCAATTCGCCTCGATTTCAACGCCTCAGCAGATGCAGGGATAAACGTCACCATCACCGAACCGCGTGGGGTCGTGCGAACGCTGCTGGACATCAACACCAGCAACACAGATGCAACCTACCACCCACGTATTCAAGCACAGAATACCAGTGGGGCGGGGGAGACGGAATACAGTCAACGTCCGTATATCGAAACCGACAACTTTTTAGTGACGGTGGACAGTGCAGGCGCGGAGCTTACATCTGCTGTAACAGTGATCGTTCAATTGATCGAGGTGTAATATGATTATCAGACTCACACGAATCTACCAAAACAGCGCGGGAGCATACATCAAGCCAGGCGAATATGACATCAATGCCAAAGCCTTGCAAGGGTTGGGGCAATATCTGGTAAATAACGGCATCGCAGAGGTTGTAACGCCAATTGTGGATGACAACACTAATGCGCTTGATGTTGAGGAGACACTAGAAACCATGCTCATAGAAACCATGCTCAATGGCATGACCGATGATGCGCTTGTGGATTATGCTGACGAAAACGGTATTGATTTGGGCAGACTAACCAAGCGAGAAAGTATTATTGCTCGGATATTGGAAAACGTCTGATGTATACCTACGCATATCTGAGAGGCTTTGATGACCAGACCACCAAGACGACCACCAGCACCGATCAGGCGGTTGTCCTGCGTTACCTGCGTCAGGTCACGAAACGCATCGAGGGCATGACGCATCGCGTGTTTGTGCCGGAGACCAAAACGCACATCATCGGATATGCGGAGATTGTCACGCGGCGCATGGCGCGGATGCTGGAACTCAATCAGCACGTAATACTCAGCGTGACATCCATCACGGCAGCAGGGAATACGGTCAGCAGCAGCAACTATCGTCTGTTTCCGTATTCTGTTTCACCAGCATCCATGATTGAGGCGATCAACAACAGCACATGGCTGGATAGCCTCAATGACACCGACGATCAAATCAGCATCGCTGGTGTCTTCGGCTATCGCACCAACTATAGCCGGGATGGATGGCTCAACAGTCTGGACACGGTGCAGGATGGTAGCGGCATCAACACGACGGCGACAACCATCACGGTGACGGATGCCGATGGTGCGGACTACAACGGCGAAACGCCACGCTTTACGCCGGGGCAGGTCATTCGTGTGGATGATGAGTTCATGATTGTGTCCGCGACCAACACCAGCACCAATGTTCTCACCGTGTTGCGTGGGGCGTTGGGCAGCACCGCCGCAACGCATGACAACGGAACGCAGATTGACGTATGGACAGTTGAACCGGAGATCGCACGCGCCGCGCAACTGATTGCCGCGTACAACTTTGACAATCGCGGTAAATTTACGCGCACGAGCTTTGATGGGCAGTTTCTGACTTCAGGGATTGAGATACCGGATGAAGCGACGGCAATTCTAGCGCGGTATCAGCATGTGTTTTTTGGCAATACAGCGGGGTGATAAGCGATGGCAGGCGAAATGGATTTCAGTGCGTACCGACTACGGCTGGCAGATGCGTGCCAGATGATCGTCAATGCGCCGGTGGTGAGCTACTTACCTGCCAGCGCAGCGCATCTCCCGTTCTGGCTCATCGACATCAAGATCACACGCACATCGCGTCAGAACGCCCGCACCTTCATCCATACCGTAACGTCTGACTTTATGCTGATCCGCGCACGAGACAACAACGTGCATCTGGACAACACGATTGACCAGATTGAGACGGACATGGAAGCCATTCTTGATTACTGGCAGGATAAATTCGACTTCCGCACCACGAACTACCCCACTGCACCAGCGGGCTTGTGGGGAATGGTGCAGTTGACGCAAATCAACGTCGCCAATGTCGGAATTGTCCAGGACAACGGTCAGTGGGTCGGGGCGCGTGGGCAGTTGGCATGGCAGCAGTATGTCACGAAAAACGCGGAGGCGACATGATAACCGCACGCTGGCGTATTGACGCAGCCCCGCTCGATGGGCTTGAGGACTTCATGGTGCAGGTTGATGAGCGCGTCGCGTTCGTTGGGGAGCGTGTGCGAAACCTCATCGAACCGCAACTGATGGATGAACTCAGGGCAAAGCCCGGCAAAGTCAAATACCCGATTCAGTGGACATCCGAGAAACAGCGGCGGGCGTTTTTTGCGACGAATGGCTTCGGGCGAGGCATCCCAACTGTTCGCAGCAACAAGATGGTCAACGGTTGGATACTAGACACCCGCGCTGCAAAGGGGCGTTTTACGCTGGTGGTTCGCAACCCATTCGATTATGCAAAGTATGTCGTCGGGGCGATTGACTTCCGATCTCGGAACAATGCCCTGAAAAGCAAGCAGAAATTCCACGACAACACAGGCTGGCAGGATGCGGTAGACACCGTGTCATTCTGGTTTGAGGCGGCGCGGGAACTCTATCAGAAAGAAATTGTCGCGGCACTCAATCGCGCCGTGAAAAGCAGACGGAGAAACAGATAATGGCTTACGGATATGTTCTTCAAGCACAGATGTGGATTGCGTTCCGGGACAGCAACGGCTACCCGATGGGCGCGTTAACCACACCAGACAGTCCCGTGAATGGCACAGTCTACGGCGCGTATGTCCTGAACAACGCGGTAGAGTTCGCCCCGGACGCGGACACCCAGGCGGCGGTTACATTCGACAATGGCGGCACGCGCAAAGGCACAACATACGCCGCAGGCGCGGTCAAGGGCAATGTGCCATTTACGCTCAACACGTTTGACCCGACGTTCTACGCCTACATCACCAAGACAACGGTGGATACATCCACCAACACCACGCACACCATCACAACCGATAACCCGCGCCAGGCAAGCACACCGAAGTTTATCGTGGGGTTCAACATCAGAACGCACGATATAACAACCGGGAAGGATAAGTGGGAAACACGCATCTATCCTAACGCGGTCATTCGGCAGACAGCCGAAGGCGGCGCGGGCAACGTGACTGGTGACGTGTCCAATCCTAATAACCTGAGCTACGTGCTTATCCCAAGCGAAAGCACACGCAGCGCGTCCGGCGAATTGTTCTCGGGCATGGGAACAGGCTCGTTCGGAAGCGTGGCGATGGTGGAACGCTGGCAGGGGGCTTACCCACTTCATTTAGCAACCTATGTTGACGACGGCAGCGCAGGGACATTCACCCTGCCGTATCGCCCAGCATTGTCTACCGCAACGGGTACGGCGGACAACAACATTACCACGGATGGCACGCAGGGCAGCGTGACAGGCATCAATACCAGTACAGGCGTGGTGACACGCACCGCTACTGGCGCGGCTGACATCGTGGTGCTGCTATACGGCACAGAATATGTCGTCCCGTAGGGGGTGCATGATGGATAAGCGCGTTGGCAAGCACGGTGAGTTCGCTCCAACTGAAACCATCTGCGGACAACCCGTACTGCACGATGGGAATATCACACGGAGCAACATCGGGGATGGGTATTACATCATCATTGACGCATTTCCACCAAAAGATTTTGACCTCAAAAAAGCAATTAAGGATGTGAAACGTGGACTATCTGCAACTACTCACAAAGCAGGTGACATCAGCGGACGGGAACGTGACCCTGAGAATGATACCCCATCGAACACCACGCAGACTGATGAACTTCCAGTCGATCACAACGATCTGGGGTGATAATGTTGGAGAGTGGCAGCACGATACACAGTTGACATGCTTTGGCTTTGATAGCCACTTCCATAGTGTTGTGAGTTGTGGGAAAGATGCAACTGAGGAATGGCAGGCATTTTGCAACTATATGCAGACTGCCCCATACGCTCTATCAGAGCGTTGGTTGCAATTTTATCAATACATTCCAGAGTCATTGCTTGATGAACTGCGCGTAATGTTTGAGCATGTTGTCACGCCGCCGCCGACAGCAGACGTGGAACCATCTGAGGGGGAAGCCGACTCCGCTGGCGACAACAAGTAGCACGACCTGTATTAACGCGGATACAGGATCATGTGCGTCAGCGGACAAAGGCAATCAATCGCACACGCGAAGGCAAAAAGTTGGCAGTTACAACGCCAGATTTCAACCTGCCAGGATATGACATAGAGTATCTACTGGAGATTGATTATTGGATTGACCAAGCGGGTAATACACTTGAGGCATATGTCATGGTGCCACGTTTATATGAATTACTCGATACAAGCATGTATGAAGCGATTCAATGGTTGAGGACAAACTACCGCTGGGCTGAATGGGTTAATAGTGGGGGAGGGATTTAATGTCAAGCGACACAAATGATATACGTGCGACATTTGGTATTGATGTCGATCAAGCCAGCATCAACAAATCCAAAACCGCTGTTAACCAGATGCAAAATGATTTACGTAAGTTGGTCAACGACAGCGGAAAATCTAAAGGCAGCCGCGAAGCCGAGAAAACCGCTTTTGAGGCGGCTGATAAATATAACTCGACAATCCGCGAACAAGCCGGGCTTCTTGGAGATGTTGATACCGCATTAAGCGCATTAGGAGAAACAGCAGCTGGGGAATTATTTGCCGTTGCAGAAGGCGCAGCGCAGTTAATTTCATCTGCAAAGGGGTTACCAGCTTCGCTCCAGGCGTTGTGGAAATCGTTAGGGATTGGCGGCATTATCACAGCAGGCGCAAGCGTTGCATTGTTTAAGCTCAGCGAAGGTCTGAGAAACACTGAACAGGCTGCTGAGGATTATACCAATCAACTTCTTAAACAACGTAAGGAGATGATCGCCTTTGGTGATACTGCAACCACTGAAGATATTGAAGATTTAATCAGGCAAAAAGAACGCGAAATCGAAATCAATCAGCAATTGATTGATGAGACACAACGCGGGATTGATGCATCCAATGATTATATAGATAGTCTAAACCCTGCTGCGCAGGGTCTTTTTGCGTTAGGGGATGGGCTTGGGTTGCTAGGCGGGGAATTGGATGCCGCCAAAGGAACAGTCAAAGATGCAACTGAAGAAAATCAGCTGTTATCCGAAGAATTGGAACAACTTATTAAATTACGTGAGGACGAACGTGTCATCATAAATGACACGGTAAACGCTCTCCTAGATGAAGCAAAATCAACAGGCGATAAAATCCGCATTGAGGAAGATGCGAGAAACGCTACAGCAGAGGCAAACCAAGAACGCTTACGTCAGATTGATATTGAGCGACGTGCGTTGGAAGCAGAGCTTGCCACACTGGAAGCATCAGATGTACAGAATGAAAAATCTCGTGAACGCATTGAAGACCTCAAAAAAGAAATCTCGTCATTGGGCGATGAAGCCGATATCGTATCGCAGTATACCAAAAACGCAGCGGATTCCACTGATGAGCTAGGCAAGTCAGCGGATGAGGCGGCACGCGAAGCAGAGCAAGCAGCAGAAAAAATTACCCAGGCATGGCAAAAAAATGCTGAGGCACTGGATAAAGCAGGTATTGATCTACGACGCAAAAACCTAGACATCCAAAAAGATGCTGCACGCGATGAAGCAGATGCACGACGCGAAGCGCGGAATGACCTGAATGATCTCAGATTTGATGCGTACAGAGAAGAACTAGATGATTACAAGGATCATCAGCGCACGCTTAGAGATATCCAGAAGCAGGCGCAGAGAGACCGCGAGGATTTGGCATTTAATTTGGATTTCCTGGGATTATTCGATTTAGAAAAAAATGTCAGGGAACAAAACGAGGATGCCGCCCAAGCTGCTGAGGATGCTGCTGAGGATCGTAAAACAGAGAATGAACGTGCGTTAACTGACCTGAAGATCAGCCTCAACCGTGAGCGTGATGAGCGAAACCGCGCACTGAGGCGGCAAATTGAAGATGCCCAAACAGCTTATAAGCGTCAGATCGAGGACGCTAATACCGCACTCAAAAACGAGTTGGACATCGCGCAAAAAGGCTATGATGCCAAGCTGCGACTGGAACAAAGTTACTTTGAACGCTCACTGACGTTACAACGCTCAGGTTCACAAGGCGGTTTATTGGGCGGTGCGCCAGTATCGCAAACAGTCAACAACAATACAGCAACAATCAACAATAACATTTCTGCCAATGGCAGGGAATATCAGCGTCTGGGTCGTAATGTAAGTGATTCATCTGTTGGCGCATTAATCGCAGTATTTGGGGGGCGATGATGGCTGAGACATTTAAAGATAACCAGATAGTTGCTGGACACAACAATGCAGGAACTCTAGCGAATATTGAAACATTACAAGACGCAGATGGAGTGTACTTCTGGTATGTTGAGGATTATCCCCACTGGTCGCTGGGTCAGGAGATCATAAGAGGCGATAAACAGAAAGTCACACGCGGGGGTGAAACCACCTACTGGCGCAACCCCATCACGATAGGGCAGTGGTATTACATCTATCATGACATTCTGAGCGATGCGCTATCCGGCAATGTAACCATTCGTACCCGCAAATTCAGCACATCCACCTATTCCAATTACAACGCCATTCTGACCATCCGCAACATTACGGAGTACCAGTTGAATGGCAATTGGCTGAATGACTTTATCTGGGAATTTAGCGACTTAGAGGCTTTGTAATCATGCCTTTCTTATCTGCAATTAACAACACCCAGCGCGACAATATTCGCGCTGGAGCTTACAACGGTAAGCAATATCTCCTCATTTGCCCCAATACCATCGTTTTCCAAGCGCAAGTTAACCAAGTAATAACTAATAGTTCATTTGCTGATATTGGGTATGATGGCGTGACAACCGGCGCATATACCGATGTAAAAGAAGGCTTCACAGTCTACATTGGCGATACTGCCGGAGACATCCGAACAGCATCATTTGTTGGGCGTATTCGTAAATCCCCAACAGCACAAAAACTATACATTAACCAGACATCTGCGGAAATATCAGATAATCAATACATTATGGTTGTCAAGGATGTGCGGCTGTGGTTCAAATTGCCACGTGTTCTGGATGACGCAATATATCGTGATTACGATGTATCATTCCGCAAGCTGTTACCTGCAATCAGCGGATTACAGAATGCTTATGCAGGTGTGCTGAGCAGCGGAAATGCGGACTTTGCGTTCGCGCCTGACGCCGTTGCGATAGAAGATGGGGCGAGTATCTCATCATGGCTATGGGATGCTGATGGTGGCACGTTTCAGGTAGGCACATCGTCGAGCCAGAACGTTACACTCCGCTATACAAGCGCGGGGCATTACATGCCCCGTCTGACAGTCACAGACAATGGTGGGCGGTCTAGCTGGATGACCTTCCATGTATTTGTGATACCTGCGGACTACAGTAGTGTAGTGGATACCACCTATACCCCTGCACAAATCACAGGAGATATTGACTCTGGATGGAGTATGCAAATCAGTGCGTTTGATGGTGTGGATGACATCGCAGACAACACCTTCGTTGCACTATACGCGCCATCTAACCTGACAGCACTTACCAATGACATTCGCTTTGTCGGACGATTCCGCCAGGAGCAGAACAGCCTCACGATCATCAATGGTGGGTATGCGACATCTACGCAATTCTCAATGGAAGGGATCGCTCAACAATTGAGCAATCTCAATGGAACAAATACACAGGTATTAAACGCAGTTGATAGCAGCGAATGGGGTCAAATTAATAAAATGACTCCGGTCCGTGCTGCATGGTGGTATCTCTCAGAACATACCACATTAGGGAACATTTGTTCTGTAGACTGGCACGACACAGGAGATACATACAATTACAAGGGTTTCCCAATCGAGCAAAATAGTGTAGGGGAAACCATGCGGGTGCTATTACAGCGAATCAACGCACGACTGGAACATGCACCGCAGGGCGACATCCGCAGCACACGCGAAACCTGGATGCTAACGAACCGCATAAGCATTACTACAATTTTAGACATGGGATTTAGCGATGTAGATGCAACTGATGGCAGTATCTATGATATTGCGCGTGATCCTAAAAATACTATTGGGCTGATACTGGCAGGGGGAGGAACATACCGATCAGCAGATGATAACGTGCAAGGTTTGCGCGCAGCTACTCCCGCCGTAACACCAACGGAGGGCGATTTCCAGCAGCAGCTCAACGGACAAATTCTGACCGCTAATACGGACATTGGTTCATCGTTTATTGAGTTGGGCGGACGCTGCGCGAATTACTTTGCGCGGGTGCAGCCGCTTACGACGCTGACGGTGCAGTTGCTGGACGGTTATCATGAATTGATTCCGTCTGTGAGCGATCGGTATTCTTGGACAATCCCTGCGTCACAAGACCCTCGCGGGGTCGGCTACTCGACGAGCGACTATTGGCAGTTAACAAGCATTAGCGTCAGCTACGATCATGCAGGTGGTCGGTATGTTGATGCAGTGTTTACACGCGAAACAGCCGGAGATGGTTATCAAACATTAACACAAATCCCACTGACACAAACCGATTTAACTAATCCGGTAATGCCAACGGCACCACCTTATGATTATAGCCCGCCACCACTGGACGTGTTCTTGCCCGATCCGACTAATCCTGATCCGTTGGACATACCAATTGTGAAGCCGACCGATCCAAGCCCCAGCAACCCCAACCCACAGAACATCGATCAACAGCGTAAGCAGGGTGGTGATTATGGATTAGCATGGTCTACAGGTGCCGTATATGAGGTCAAAGACATCAATCTCAGCAACACACCTACATTCAATAATGTTACGCCAAGCCAAGTTACAGAGACTATCAAAGATGCGAAGTTTGATAAAGTTGGCAAAAACGTGTATGTGTTGGAACAGGATAGTAGTAATAATTTATCATGGGTATATCGCACAAAAGCATTGGGGCAATTGGCATACATCCAATCTGAGCTTGATGGATTATATTCTATGCTACGCCCGACCTATGAAACAAACAAAGTCTATGCGTATGGAGAAGCAAATGCGGGGATTACCAATCCATACTATAGCGGTGATGGTGATATACCATCACCATATGCGCTAGAAACGGGTATTACAGGATACCCATCTGCGCCTACACCAACCTACAATGCAATTGAAGACCGTATCGAAGGCACAAGTGCAACCTCTAATGCTTCAGTTGGATTCCGCTTGACTAAAACATTTAGCGGACAGACTATGAGCGCGATTAGCCTAACCATTGCATTTAGATCTACACGTGGTCCGGCAACCTCAGCAGACATCCAGATTAATGGATCAACTGTCGCTACTCAGTCATCAGGAGCATCATCTGGAACAATTACCGTTAATTGGTCTGGTAGTAGCAGCGTTACTTCTATTCGTCTGCGCGGATTAGCACAAAACGTCAATGATAGTGATGGTAGTTATTGTTATTTAACGAAGGCATCTTGGACTATTGGCACCAGTAGCGGTGACATTGTCACTGTCTATTCAATTGATGGGGCAGCACTATTTGGTTCACCAGTTTTGGCGAATGCTGCGGGGAATGTGGCAGGCGCAGATGTCCTATTTCCAACTACTCGCATTCTGCTATCTGCCAATAGCATTGTAAGAGATGCAACAGATGGAGGGAGCTACTCAGATACAACAGGCGGAGGAAGTGGTGAGCCTCTATGTGTTGCAACCTATGGTGATGACACATTGAAGTATCTGTATGCGACCTCTACAACGCTTTATCAATACGATGGCAGCACAACGAATGATATTACACCAAACGATGGTGTGAGTGACGGTGTTTCAGTAGGCGCAAACTGCATCGCAGTTGCACGCGGAATTGAAACGCATTATGTTTGCGTGCTGGCATTTGGCGGGGTACGGAAGGTTGCCTACACAGTTGATGGTGGGTCTAACTGGAACTTCAATACACAGATTGGAAACAGCGCGACCTATGCACGTATGAAATATGTTAGTTCTGGAATATATCATGTAATGGTGATTGAGGGATCATCTATGTGGTATGCCGCATGGGATGGAACTGGAACATTGACATTTATAGAGAAAACGGCACCGGCGAGTTTAACAGGATTTGAATGGTATGAATAGCATTTATGATGCCCGCCGATTCCTAGAAAATAAGCTGGATCTCAAAAAGGTCGTAGCATTTCTAGGAAAGGCAGATGGAACAATTAAGGCAGATGGTGGCACAGTATGGGTACGAATTGTCTCAGGAGTAGATCAATCTGGCAATCCACAATTCTCTGATCCATTTCAGGTGCGCGCGCCATTTGGTGTAGGGTTTCCGTTTACACCAGGTGCGGCGGTACGATTACATCGTGACGATGATGATGAAATTGCGATCAAGGGTGCAGATCACACAGGAGCAATTGCAGGTGGATACGATACTAGTAATTTTAATATTGGTAATCCGTATACCAACCAAGTGGCAGAGCTTAATATTTTAAAACCGTATCCGCTCGGAACTGCAACCACACCCAGCACAAAAGTAGCAGTCACACAATTGATCTATCTAACGCACGAGGGCGAATTAAAATTCTGGTCGCCATCCTTATCAGATGCGGTTGACCTCTCAACCTATGCTCCAGGGACATCCAGCAAGAAGCGTCTGGTGCTGTTGTATCTCAATCCGCTGGATGGATCGGTAGATGTCGTCCAGGGCAGCGAAAAATCTGAATTGCTAAACTGGATTTTTGCTGATGATGTTGAGCCGCTGATCTCCACGCTGTCGCCTCAGGCAATTCCGTTCGCGGTGTGGCAAATTGCAAACGGGCAAACCGCAGTCACGCAGCAGGACTTGATCTACAACCTACGTCAATTGGTAAATACAGACAACAGACTGGTAGTGAAAACGACTGACCCCACAACTGGGGACGATGTTGCTGCCGGATACGGAAGACTGACATGGTGGCTGAACACAACAGACGACGGTTTGTTTGTCTGCGTAGATAACAGCGCAAGCGCAGCGGTATGGACAGAGATCGGAAGTAGCGGGGGCGGTGGCACGGTAACGAGTGTAGGCTTATCCACGACTGCCGGATGGATGACGGTATCTGGATCGCCTGTTACAGCATCAGGCACATTGGCGATTAACCCCACATCTGGATTGACTGCCAACCATGTGCTTGCAACGCCTGATGGATCAACGGGTCCAGTGAGCTTGCGTGCGCTTGTGGCTGATGATCTCCCGACTGTGCCACAGGCAAAGATTGACACGATTGGTACAGGGACAGCAGGGCGTGTTTATACCAATGGCACAAATCTGGTGGTGTTGAAAGATACCAAGACGACCACAAATCCAACTGTATCAGACGACAATACAGCGGGGTATAGCGTTGGGAGTACCTGGTGGAACACGACACAGCGCAGGAAATATGAATGTTTGGATGCCAGTACAGGTGCAGCAGTATGGCGCGAATTAACGATTGCACCTAATTATGTTCAGCTATGGCATAAAAACAGCACAATTGTTAGCGGTAATGCAGTCGCTATGACGTTAAGTGCCTCTCAGCCATACCAGTTTTACAGCTATCAATTTACTGCTGCGGCTGCTGATTCGTTTGAGCAGACATTCGTTTTACGGGCTGGCACATATACCTTGCGAGTCCTATGTGTGGCAGGCTCAAACAGAGGCGTTATGAAATGGACATTGGACGGGGTAGATGTTGTCACAGGTCAGAATCACCATGCAGCAGCAGCGGATGTATTTAACACCATATTCAACAACACAGTGACAGTGACTTATACCGGCACACATACATTGCGAGGTACAGTGACTTCCGCTGGATCAGGTGGAAACTATTATATTGCAATAACCAATATCGAACTTTTGGAGCAATAGTATGCACATCATTATTGACATTACCGCAAGTGGAACAGATGGGAGCGACCCATCTAAATTACAAACACTATGGGAGTTAGATGGTAAACGATTTCTGGTGAGTAACTCACTCACCAGAGAAGATCAACTTAAGAATATTTACCAGCAAGCAGGCTATGACACATCCGACATTAGCGTGCAGCGCATGATTGATTACCGCGAAGCATTCGGTACAGATGCATTTATGGAAGCGGTTGTAGAGCAATTGATTGCCATTTGTGATAACCAGAAGATACCCTTTGTTGAATCATTTGCAACCATCGTCGGACTGCGTGATGCGGTAAAAGAGAAGCATCCGAAAACAAATAAGTAGTTATGGTATAATATAGAACAAAAGTTCTTAATTGGTGATGAGATGAGCGACGACACAACACCCATCGAAGAATTGAATAGGCTACCTCTTGATGATGTGCCAGAGATACCACCTAGCAATCCTATGGATGAGCTTCGGCTTGTGATTCACGATGAGGTTCAACGTGCGATTGATGATAAACTGCCACGCGCCATTTCAGATGCAATTAAGGATGAAAGGCAGCATACCGCCAATCTGGTGAATGCCCGTGTGGGTGAGGTGCAGAATGAATTTACCCGCCATGTAAGCGAATTGACCAATTCATTCATGGACTCGGTTCGCGGGATGTTAAAGGATTTTAGGTCGGACATCAAAGTAGAACTCGCACCAATCACTGCCACCATCCAGGCGCAGAATGCGCTAATTGGTGCGCGAGATGATGCGATTAAAGAAATCCAAGACGATCTGAATGAACATACACGGGACATCAAACTTCATGCTTCATCAATGGCAGGGATCACATCCAAGCTGGATCGCATAACGGATGCTTTGTTTGGTCGGGAGGGTGGGGCGGCGGGTATCTTTGATGAATTAAAGACCATCAAGGCGACACAAGCGAATAGTGTTGCCCAATCCAACCAGCGGCTAGAGATGATGGAACGCTGGCAGCGTGAGCAGCAACGGATTTATGCCGAAGCTGCTGCACGTCGGGAACGAATGATGAAGGTTGCTCTGTATGCGTTTAATACGCCAACGCTTAAATGGTTGCTTCTTCTAGCAGGTGGGGCAACTCTGGGCATTGGTGGATACGATCTCATTAAATTGTTAATTGGAGGATAATCTCATGTTTCGCGGTTTGTTCAAGTTCTTCATGCTTATGGTATTGCTTTTGATGGCTGCTCCAGCGATGGCGCAGGATGGCGGGGTAGTGGTGACGGAAGTCAATCCAGTTTTGACGGATGTGGGTGCAGTAGTTACCGGGCTGGTGATTGCAAGCGCAGTCTTAGGGCTACTCTATGTTGTTTCCCAGGCGTTACAGTTGATCTATATTCAGGTCCCGCAATCTGTCACCAAAGACATCCTCGATTTTGCAACTAAGACTGTTAGTGACATGCAGAAGAAGGCGCAGGAAACTGACACACCGTTGGATGATCTCGCGGTGCAGCTTGGATCAATACCGCTTAATGCCTTGATTGATTACCTGAAAGACAAGGGCTATGGGGTGGTGCAGGCTGATGTGATGGCAGTTAATCAAGCTGTGTTTGGAGGAGGCAACATTGTTGAAGCGACTCCTACTGGTAATTAGCCTACTGTTACTGGCTGCATGTGCGCCAGTAACAAGTGAACGTTTTGTGACGTTTACGCCTGCCGGATCATCCACCACACCTACTCAAGAAACGGTGACATGGACACCAGAGCCAACACTTACCCAACTACCGAACGGTGGGGGTGAATTAGGTCTGGTGGAAGCCAATCCGAACATGCTGTACTGTGATGTGTTTTATGCTCATACACGTCCGCGATTTAGCGAGTTTATTGGGCAAGCTCCGCGCATTGTCTCCGAACCGCGGAATATGTCGTTCGATGGTCATGCCTATGCCCAGAATACGCCGCCGTTTGTCTTCTGTGATGAGGACAAGAGTAACAGTCCAGCGGAAAATACCTGGAACAGCGGCACAGGTGTATATCGGATGGAAATTACTCAGATTGATGGTTTATGGGGATGGCAAAGCCCGAATATTCTGTATACGCCTGGAGAGTGTTATTTTGGGGTGCTGAGAGGATCAAGCGAATTTGACAATAGCACCACACAACAGATGCTTGATGATAATATCCAGCTGCTTGCGATTCTATATGCTGAGAACGGATTGCAATGGACGTTGAATGGTCAGACACCGCCCATGTATGGGACATGGGGTGAGAAGGGCGGGGGATTCGTATTTCCCTTCCGACTTGGCGATGGATACCACAATTATTATTTGTGGATGGGTGTAAACATCAACTTCGCCGTGTTCGTGAATAGCTCACTTACATTCGACTGGTGGGAAGTGTGGCATGATCCTACTGGTGGGCATTGTGAGGGGTTAGAACCGTTGAACAGTATTAATGTAGATGGAAGATAAGAGCCTGTTACCCAGGCTCTTTTTTTGCGTGGTTGATACGTGGAATATATTAATGATATTTACTACACAAAATGTATATTCAGGGTAGTAAAAATACATCAAAAAAAGCCCTGACAATCGCCAGGGCTTCGTATCTATTTACTTGTATCAACTGTGAATTCTTGGTTTGCCATGATCTTGCTCCTCATTCTATTCTATTCGTTCATTCGATATTGCCAGTGTACCCCACTGGCAGGGTTTGTCTTTAGGGGTTATCCCCTATTTACTACTGACTAGGCGTTCAACGTCCTGGCGATTAAACACGGTGCGAAATGCGCCCATGCCACCGGCTTTGTTGCGTGTTTCCGGCTCATAGATGCTGATAGAGCCGACCAGTGGTTCACCAACTGCGCGGGTATCAACAATCGGTTCGGTGATGGTTTCGCCGCGGAAGATGGCGAATTTATAGCCGTAGCTGCCGCTGCCTGACACATCCTTGACAATCAGGTTACTACCTTTAATCATCCGCTTTGCTTCATTAATACTGATTTTTTGGTTCATGCTTTCCTCTTTCTTAGCTAATAGCGGTTTCGAGTGCCGCTACGACGGTTGAGAAATCGTCAGTTACGAGTTGATCACCATAAATCCAGTCGTGCAGCTCGACGACGAGTCCGTCGCCATCAAACACGACGATCATTGTGAGTTCCCACTCAGCGAAGATAAACGTCTGGGAACGGCTCTCGGCGATTGTCATGTTGATACAGTTCTGGATTAAGGTGGTCATTATTTCATCACTCGCTTAACTAACGTTATTTGATACTTAAAGTATATATCAACTAACGTTAGTTGTAAAGCAATTTAGATTAAGATTAGATTAAATCTTTGACCCTAACTGCTTGACAATTTCTCGCAGCCTGCCTATAAGCTCATCCTCTGCCCAGTCAGCTTTAGCGATGATTTCCCACATTTCAGCTTCCTGTGGGATGTCCGTATGCCCTGCCGCCTTTGCCTGCTGGATTAGTGTCAGCGTCGCATTGATATAGCTCTGGATGGTTTCCAGTTTCGCCTCAGCTTCTGCGTGATACGCCTTGATCGCCTCAATCTGTTCTGGTGTCAAATCGTCCATGATGCTCCTCTATAATCTGCTTAATGCGACCTTAGCAGCCTGCAAGCCCTTCGCTACGATCCGCTGTGGCGGCAGGGAGCCGTCACCTTCGCCCACCCAATACGGGCGCACAAAAGTGTAACCGTCTGGCGGCTCTGGAAAGCCATGATTAAGCGCGTTGTCGATTGCCTGTTCGGATGCCTGCTGATCGTTCGTTAGCAGGCGATAGTGAGCGCGTACCGGGTGCTGTGACATCACCCCACGCGATTGTTCCCAGGCGTGTTTGATACCATCATCCCAGGTGATTTCGCGCACGGTTCTGGGCAGCACGAGTGGACGCACACCAGTTTTTTGTTTCGCCCTGCCCTGCCAAGCGTTACGCTCATCGACAGGCTTAACACGGAAGTGTGAGCGTTTTACCACGCGCAGATCGTACCACAGGCAGGCAAGCATGGTGCGGAAAATCCAGGCGTACCGCTGTCCGAATTGCAGGTTTAGATTGTCGTAGCTGGGCGACCACCATCCCAGCGAATAATGATTGCCAAAGATGAGGCTGATCCAGATGCCAGACGGATTGGTGATGATGCGTAGGTGATCCACACCGAGCGCGTCCACAATGTCTAAGCCGGTGCGCGTGAGAACGAATTGTCCAATCAGCGGTGCTCTGCCATTGCTATCATCGTCTGCCTTTTTGAGCATCTGGATACGGAACGCATCCGCCAGCGCAATTGCCTCTGGATTTGCACGCAACTCGTCAGGCATGTTCTCACGAAGGTGGCGTTCCAGGCTGGTGATCGTATCATCCATGTCTGTCATATCCACGTTGATGTTTACATCAGTGGATGGCGCAATGTACCTGACGAGGTTCTGTTGCGTATAGATACCCTGATCCGCACGACATAGCCAGTTAATCTCTGCCTTGCTGATGCGCCTGCCATGATGGATGCCGCTGGCGATGACCAACGCAACATGATACGCATCGTTAACCTCGCGGATTGTATCGGGCAGCAGGTGACGCGGCAGCAGGCTAAGGTCCTCAACCGCTGCCTCAACCGCTAGCTTCATGGTCATATACATATACATGAACCGCGCTTTGGTCTCGTCGTCGGTCATGGGCTTGGTGATGACATCCCAATAGATGTCAGCCAAGTTGACCATCGTTTCAAACGCCCAGGGATTACTCAAGGCTCTCGACCTCGCGCTTACTGACCCGCGTGCTGCGCTGCGGGTTTGGCTCTGCCTTATCGACATATGCGGTCAGATCACCGCGCTTGATGGCACGCTGAATCTTCATGCGGTTGTTCTGCGTGTTCTCGCCATGCACGAGTTCCGCAGCATCAGAGATGGTAATGAGTTCGTCGCCGGATGCCCATATCTGAGCGCGAAGGATGACCTGCCCCATGTCCGTCTCCCAGAAGTGGGGCGGGATGGTGTAGGCGTTTTCCAGTGGGACGCTATAGAGCGTTTCTGCAATGTCCTGACACATCTCCATAACCTCGCCGGGGTTCTGTCCTTCGGTTTTGCCATTGGCGACCTTGACGAGTGTCGTGATGATCTCATGGAGTGGCGATTGTTGCAGCGGGTGTGGTTCGATGGGCAATTCTGGATGTGCGAAGTAAAGCGCGTTCAAAAACTTCCAGCGCAAATGATCTGTTACGCGGTTGATGACCTGGTTGATTAGCTGTTCTGCGTTGTACATTGTTCCTCCTAAATGATAAATGGGGAGATGTCTCTCCCCTACGGTTTATGGGCGGCTATTGTGCGCCATCGCGCGATTAGCCGCCTTAACCCATTCGCTATTCCCTTCGTAAGGGATGTAGCGATTGCGGGAGAGCATCCGGGTTGGTGCATAGCGCGGGTGGATGTACTCACCTGCTGGGCGATCCGGCGAATTCTTGATAATTTCACCTGTATCTGTGTTGATCCATGTATTGATGTACATGCTACACGCTCATTTCGTATGAGTTCGGGAAACCGTTGCCCCAATAGGTGACTTTATAATCACCCTTAGGAACGCGCAGCTTCAGCAGACCACCTGTTGCCGGGGTGCTGTGTATCCGAACCCAACTCACACCGCCGCGTGGTCCGTAGACCTTGCGGGACAGTCGCCATTCACCAGGGTTGTACGGAGAGGAAACCGAGAACTCGGCTTCTACATCTGGGTGCAGTTCCTCATTGATGCACTCGCTGATGAACTCTACTGCCTGCTCGAACTCATAAGTATCCCGCCGCCAGTTGCGATAAATGGTTTCATCGTTAGCATCGGAGTCGTCGCATTGGGCGAAGGTCATGATGGTTCCCTTCGCGTAATCGCGCACCCAGGCTTCCACACCTGCACGTTCCACGTCTTCGAGTTCCACGCCTTCGATCATCCATGCGTAGGGCTTTGAGGATTGGTCTTTCAGTGAGAATGTTGTCATGAGTTTGTCCTTGTCTAATTAACTAACGTTATTTGATACTCTCATTATAAAGCAAGTAACGTTAGTTAGTCAATGGGTTTTACATTAAAGAATTATGAGAGGAAAGAGGTTGAATCCGGATACAATATTCTGTCAACCTGCCAGAATCAAAAGACCCCCAGGAAATGGGGGTCTATGCAAATTTTGCATGTTGCTTACATTCCGACTTCTGGCGTTGCCTCCGGCTCAGGATTAGGATCAATCACATAGCTATACACGCTGCTATATGGGATGTCATCGAACACATAGACGAATGTTTTGCCCTGCGCGTTCGTCCAATTAACCTGTACCTCTCCGGTACTAAGATGCCACACGGTCAGATCACCGCTGGATTTGATGAGCGTGTTTTCTAATGGAGATGCTACTGGTATCTCTGCTGCCGATAGCGATGCTAGATAATATCCCTCAGCATCTCCATTAACACCCCAGAAATCAAGCTGATTGCCACCATCTGATGTATATATCGCTAATGATGTTCCTGATGGGGTTAAGCCTGTTTCTTCGCCAATGGAATCTTCGTCTTCAGGGCGTGGAACAGGCTGCACCGTAAAATTGTATGGATCAGATTCCGGTAGTGCGGCACAGGCAGCACTTGCATTCGAGGGATCAAAAGGCGCAGACACAGCAATATCGCCGAATGCGATTACATCCCATACCCAATCAGGATCAGGATTTGTCCCGTCAGTATCATAAACTTTCATGATAAACGGTTTAGCCTGAGGTGTTACCCATCCACCAACAAACGGGAGTGCCACTGCCCATCCAGGACTTTGTAACCATATTTGTCCAACTGAAGGATTCCAGCGTCTGCCAGCAATTGGGTTGCCTAGTGCGTCGAATACTACAACCCAAAACCAGTCAGTCTCATTGATAAGCCCCGGTGCCATAATATCAATACGATCTGCATTCGTAGCTGTAACATTTGCAACATCAACATCAAAATAAAACCCTGATGTGGGGGCTGCGATATATTCATCATAGATCCAGGGGGATTGACCACAGTCGCCTGATATATCTGTTAAGGCAACAATCTCGGCTGTGCCATTCACCTGAATGGCTGCGGCTGGTGCGATGACTAGGAGTAGTAAAAACGTGAGTAGGTATAGGTAACGCATGTGCATGTTCCTGTTAATTTACTTTCTCTTATTATACAGAAATATGCACACATTTGGGGTTAGGATCGGTTAGAAAACCATGCTTGCAGCTTGGCGCGTAATGTATCATCGCTCATCACATGCCCATCTTCCATAAGCAGGATTTCATCATATCGCCATAGTGTTCCAGCAGACGATGTAACGCTTTTTGCGTTAACGCGCTTCACGGTTATGCTGTTTCGTGGGTTTTCTGCAATAGCAACCGTATCCCCTTTCTTGATGTGTTCACGCATAAATTGAGCGCGAAGGTTCTGTTGCTCGGCACGCCGCTGGCGGCTCGGTGCATTGGCGCATGGTCGTCCATCCAGATGACACTCACCTGCGTAATATCCAGCGAGGATCGATTCCAATTGTGATAGTTCGCGCTTGTTTGCTTGGAGCAAGCGGAAGGCGTTCGCTTTACGTTCATTTTCCGCATCCAGACGTTTGCCCATTGTATAGCCGCTGCGCCCTGTTACAAATGGTCCCGGTGTTTGCATTGGCGCGTTTGTGATTTCTTCTAGGCAGTAAATGCGTTCCTTAAGTTGTGCGATTTTTGTTTCTATCTGTTTGGCGGTTTTCATCTTATGCTCCCTTCATTGCTTTAGCCACCTGCCCTATCAGCCATGTGGCAACGGGCGGTGTAACGGCGTTACCAATCAATTTAACCTGGACTTTCTTGCTGCCCAGAAACTTATATGTGACAGGAAATGCCATCCCCTGCTGAAGCTCATGCGGTTCTAGCATCCTAAATCCGGACTCCATGATGAACTCGTTGGTAATCTGCAAATCTGGCGGGAACATCAGGAGCGCGTGGCTGTCTTTTGTGCGGAGCGTTGGCATTGGCTCTTGAGCATCTTTCATCACAGCATTGTTGTAGTACGCCATGATTGCGGGGTGGGCATCCAGCAGGTAATCGTGGGTGGCAGACGCGGTGAGCGTACCTAATGGCTGATCCAGCCCACGCGGCGGGACGGTGTGCCAGTACGGTACGATAAGGGCGTGCCGGTTCTGCGATGTAATGGTGGCGAGTGGTTGCTCTGTACTCCAACTTGTGTTCTTTCGTGTGTAGTAGCTCATCACGAACGGCGAGAGATAGAGTGCCTGATCCTGCCGGGTGGTTTGTGTCCGCAAGGGATCGTTCAAGTCTCTCACCTTGCCATTGTAGGATAACTGGTAGGTCATTGCCTGCCGCCGCAGCTTTTCAAGTCCTGCCCGGATACGTTCGATTGTCTTAGGGACAAGGGGCTTTTTACGACTGCCGATGGTGGGCGTGTGGAGCGTCCAGTCAATGACCGTGTACGCGCCATTGACGAACGGATGCACACGGTTATAGCAATCTGGGCAACGATAGAGATACTGATTTCTGCTGCCGTATTTGCCATATTGTTTCTCTGGATTCTTCCACACCTGCACCGCGTTTACCTGATTATCACAGTGTTCGCAGTAGGCACGCGGACGGAAATCCAGATCAGGCGCGGGCATATCGTTACGCCACCAGACCGTATACCAGCGATCACGCGATTGTGGCACATCAAAAAACATGCTGTTGAGGTAGACCGTTTTGCCCTGATAGCCTAGAGTGACCATCGCGTCCCACCAATCATGATAGAATTCCCAATCGCGGACGTTGACGACGTTCTCCACCAGCACGTATTTATAGCGATGGTAAGCGGTCATATCCACAACTTCTCGCATGGTAGCGCGGGAACGTTCTGCCTCTGGGTCAAATTCATCATTCCAGAATGACAGTTGGTGGCGACCTTTAATCTTTGCCCCTCTAGCACTTGAATGGAACGTGCATGAAGGTGACATCCAAGCAATATCCGTCGCGGGGTAATACGATGGCGGCGTGGTTTGAATATCGCTGACAAAGTGATCCGCCTGGGGGTGATTGAGCGAATGGGTATCAATCGCCTGTTGCCAGTGGTTGATTGCGTATTTCACTTCAACGTCTGGGACACGGATTGCGCCATCCGTTGTCCCACCTGCCCAACAGAAAAAGTCGGTCATGGTGATGGTCATACAAGTTCCTTCCTAGCTGCGACTGCTAATTCATCACAGCGTTCGTTATAGGCGTGTCCCTGATGCCCTCGTACATGCTCCCAGGTGACGCTATGGCGGCTCACGGCAGCGTCTAGCTGCTGCCAGAGGTCGTGATTCTTTTTGCGCTTCCACCCCTGCGTCATGGTGTTGATGACATAGAGGCTATCAGAAACGATATGCACGCGGCATGAACGGGTAATGGCGTTTAAGCCCTCAATCACGGCGACCATCTCCATGCGGTTATTGGTTGTGTCTGCGACTGCGCCGAAGTTTTCGATCTGCTTGATGACATTCCCACTTTCCGATGTGGCGACCAGGACAAACGCCCAGCCGCCATTGTTACCCGAACATGCGCCATCAGTGTAGAGTGTTATGTTCATGGCTGTGATTCTTTCCATCCATCAAACAATTCTTTTGTCTTGTCACCGTATCCGTAAGCAAACGCCATATAGGGATGTGGCACACACCATTCACCATCAATCAATTGCTTCTTTGCGGCGTGTGTTGGATATGCGGATTGCCCATTAAACAGTTTTATCAAAACATCTTGTGCTTCAGGTGTAAGTTGGTCAAATTCGTTTTGTAGACTATTCATGTTTGCTCCTAGAACAAACTCAATTGTACGGGTTTCGGCTGTGCCGGTGGCGTGCCATAGATGACACGCGGCGGGGTGCATCGTGGTCGCAGATAGTCTAGGATGTCATCTGCAAACCATTGGTCGATGATCTGCTCATACATCTGCGTGATGATGTATGAGGCTAGGCGTGATCGGGTATATGTGAGGGCTTGGAGAATCGCGTTTTGCTGGTCGCTCTCCTCTGACTCTTGAAGCATCTCCCACAGCCCACGCCATCCAATTCTTCGCGCTGCTGTCCAGGCTGCGTCTTCCATCCAGAACATTGACCCTTCGATCTCGCTAATATATACGAGATCGTCTATGTAGTTCCAGTTGTCAAATAGCATGATGGCGGTCATCATTTATCAAATAGTGGCAACTGACCCGCAGCCTGGCGTTCTAGCGCATCAATCTCCGCAGGCGTAAGTGGTGCATTAGCGTCATAATTTCCACTGTCGGCATTCCAGTAATACCGCTTACCTTGTGTGTGATCTTCCATAACATCGCAATTATCACAGTGCCATTGGTCATACACAAACCGGAAGCGCGACCACTCTCCGTCGAAATCGCCATATGCTTCCTGCTCATCTTCTGGAAGCAATCCGCATTTGATCGCTAGTTCAATATCAAATTCATCATCATCTGGAAGTAGGTCGGACAACTTCATGAACCGCCCACAGTATTCACATTTCTTGCCCATGATATAACTCCTGATTGCTAGAAAGCTGGGAGCTACAGGGACGCTCCCGCGCTTGCTCTTGTTGACACCACGCCGTTAGCGTGTGCAAAGCCTCTCCCTGTGAGGCGGTGTTGCTTTTACACTATTGAAACAACTCGCTTAGTTCCGATAACCTTCCGCAATAATGCGGGAAATTGTCGCTAGGCTTACGCCATGTTGCGTTGCCAGTTTTTTCATTGTTACAGGCAGATTCCAATATTCCTCTCGGATTTGGTGTCGGTGATTTTGTGATAGCTTGCCTTTTCTCAACCGTATCACGGTGCGCGCTGGCAGCCAGACAACTGTTTTTTTATTTAGTTCGCCGCCCCAATGATGGGCATAGAACGCCTGCCCTAGTGGGTGATAGCCATGATACGCTAGAGCTAGAATACGCAAGTAACTGTATGTGCGTGTGATACTTCTATCATTTGTGATGTGAACATATTGATAGTTTCCGCGCATGGATCGGGGTTCAATCTCATTTCCCGTAGCCTTTTCCACAATGATATTTGTACGAACCTCGTAGCGGCTAAATCCAGGTATTTGATAGACATCAGCGTGCGCTTTCGGCATCGCCAGCCCCCTTCCCTATTACGGCTACATCGCAGCGGAGTAACCGCGTATCGTCAACGATGCTCTGAATGGTCATCTGCATGTTTGATGATCGCGCCACACGCTCCCACGCGGGACTACCTTCTGGCTGCCCGAATGCTTCCATAGCGCGTGCTGTGGTGGCTTGCTCAAGCATACGCTCGATCACCACTAGCATCCCGATTTCACCCCGATGACGGGAGACATCAAAGCTGAGTAGGTCATTCATGACACCACCGCCACTGTGTAACCCATCTTTTGATAAAATGCGCGTACCCAACGTGCATCACGCTGGGGTGTGAGGTCATGCTCCACGTGGATCGTGATGGTCGCCTCAATGACGCGCATCTTGTTTTGAGCGCGATCAATTTCCACCAGCCGAACCGTTTGGCGATTCTTCGGGATTTTGCTTTTTGGTGATTTGGATTTAACCACCGCTGCGGCGATCTCATCCACAAGATCATCTGTTTTTGGTAATGCCGCCATTAGGACACCACCTTGAATTCAAGCACCCATGCTGTGTAGAGATGCGCGGGGCGATTAGGTAACACTTTCTTTGCCCACCAGCGTAGCTCTTTTATGTCGAACTCAGGATCAAGTCCTACACCTGATCCACCATCATCTAAGCAGCGCATCAATTCACGCGAAGCTACTTTGTCGTGCATACCAGCCCAATGACCTAAAAACGCTTCTGAAGCCCAATATCCTTCAGCATGTGCGTCTTTATAGGTGATCTGCCGCACATCCTCGCGCCACATGCGCATAAGCTGGATGCGTGCAACGCCCTTCATCCCGCCTTTTGGCTGCACAGAATATGTGTTCCCTGTGATCCATTTGGCACGTTTTGCGCCTTTCACAACGATTGCATCAATCGTATTCTGGGCGTTGAGGATGGGGATGTCATTTGCGCCTGCAATATGCCGCGCCTGCGTCTGAGAGCCATCTAGCACCCGCTGCCATGTGTGTTGAAAGATCATTTAATCGCCCTCCCCCATGAGTTCCTGAACCATGACAAGCAACTTCTCGCGGAAGTCGGTTAGTTGATCGTAGGTAAACCCAAAGTATTCCCCATCCTCATCGACTTCATTTGCATCAACGGTGATTGCCATAAACAATGTATCCGCGTTCCAGTGTTCCCAATCATCACCGAGCATGGTTGCCATATCGTATGGCAGGCTTGCCCAGAATGCTTCGTTATGCTCATCCATCGCCTTATCATAGAGTTTGCTCATGATCTGGCGCACAAATGGGTCGTTACTATCATTGCGCTGGAAAGCCTCACGCATATCAGCGTGAACCTTCACCAATTCGTCGCGCTGCTGCTGGAATGTGAGCGCGACACGCATCAACGCCTGGGATAAGGCGATTACATGCTTGGTGTAATCAGCGATATAGCGGGTGTTCGCCTGAACAATGGCAAGGTCTTCCTCTGCTTGGGGGGCAGAGGAATAAATGCGGTTGAGTGCATCATTGACTTCTGATACATGCGTTTCCAGTGGGAATTGCCCCACTTCCAATAGGTCAGTTTGAATGACTTGAATATCGTGTTGCGGATTCATTCAGCATCTCCATCTTCGTGATAAGCCAGAATTTCAGGTGATTCGGCTGCCTGTTGCCAGAAGTCTTCTGCAATCTTATGCAGCACTTCGCGCAGGTCTTCATCCAGGCGATATGGTGTATCAAACCATGTTTGACCAATAAACATCTCTGCCAGCCATTCGGACTTACGTGGCTCAAGGTCATAATCAATTTGCAGGAAACGTGCGAGGCGTTCACGAAGCTGCTGGCGTGTGGTATTGACAACAACATTTTGTAATTCAGATAATGCGAGGTCGCGCTGCATCTGGAAGTCCTGGGCGACGCGCACCATATCCTGATAGTTTTCCAAGTTAGCGGTTGCTTCGCTCTCCATGTCGTCCATCAGTTGCTTCATGGTGTTAATCTGCATTGAGAGTTCGACTTCGATCCTCTGCATGTAAGTGACTTCATCAGGGGTCATATGCTGATAGAGTTGTTGGATGTGCAGGACAGCGTTCATCGCTGCCTGCAACGCTGTATCTGCTTCCTGGTTGATCGTGGTGATACGCTGGTGATCTTCGTCGTTGTATGGATTGATGGCGAGGATATTAGTCATGCCGCACCGCCCGACGGGACATCATGGATGATACAAAGTTATTTCGTGCCTCGGCGTTGCCAATCTTTGCAACCTCATCATCAGTAAGTTTACCTTCCTGTAATAAACCAATTGCTTCGGTAAAACTTATTGCTTCGCTACTGGACGGTACTAAATCCAGTTCCGGCGTTGTCAGCCCGTTAAGCGGATTGACATTCTGATAGATGGTTTGAGAAACGGGGATCACATCACGAACGCGGGTCCGGCTTGGGGATGACTTCGGGATAAAGCGGGTTTCCATCACACCGGATTGACCCTTATAGATGACATCAATGCTGCTGACGATCTGCCCTGCCCCACGTGCGGGAACAATTGTTCCGCGCTGCTTAAGCTGTGTTAGCTCGGCTTCCAGGCGTTCGATGATGAGGTTTGCGATTGCATGTTCAAAATTATGGATTGCTTCACTGACAGCTTCCCCATCATCGGGATGTTCTGTGAAATAGTAGAGTGCATCAGACAACCCATCGGATTCTTCATCGTATGGGATGAAGTTCTCGCCCACCTGCCATTCGTAGGTGTTGGTATCGTTCAAATGAGGATGTTTGAGCATTGTCTTGAATGTCACAGTGGTATAGGCATCGCCTGGGATATGGGCGTATGTGGCTTCTACAGCCCCATACAGCGTTCCCCATCTGTATTGCTTAATCTGTGGTTCGTCTTGATACACGGCTGCTACATAATCATCCAGGTCGATAGGCTGTGCGCCATCGGGAGACGAAAGGCTGGCGATTTCTTCTTGTGTAACCTTGGCTTCCCAGGTGGCTTCTAATCGTGCGGCTTCTTCGTCAGTGATTGATTCAGCCTGTTTCTTTTTCTCAGCAAGCCAATCATCCCCCACATGCACGCCATACTGTGATTCGACGCTGTAGAGGCTTTCATGCGGCTCTGGTGTGATGGCAGCGGATAAGTCGTACCAGATCGGTTTGCCATCCTTGAAAGCGAGATAAACGCGATCCTCAACTAGGTTGGAGATGCTGATAATCTTGCCTTGCTGCACATGCGCTGCACCGTCAATACGACGAATGACCGTGATGTAGCTATCCACCATATTTTGCTGTGATGGCAGCTTGAATTGAAGCAGTGTGATTGTGCCTTGCTCTGTGTGCTTCTCAGCAGGTGGAGGGTCTTGGATGATTTCATATCCAGCAGCCTGCACCTGAGAAACGACGAATGATTTGTCCCCAGATGCCACCATGTCGAAAATACCTAGTGAGAATGTCATGCGGCGAATACTCAATGATTGCGCCGCCAATTTTTGGGTTACGGATTGCATATCCATCAGATTTGCTCCTGGGTTCAATTGTTGGATGGTTGAGAGATGCCACCATTTGGGCATCGGATTGTCGGTATCGGGTGGGCGTATATCGAAGCACAGCCACACGCCGGATGATGGGCGGTAAGCCTGTCTAGTGACAGGCTTAGGTGTACCGAATGGGATGGTTAACGCGCCCATTAGTACGGCTCCATAGTTTGATTGATTTTGGCATCAATCATTTGACCCAATGCTGCGACCATTGCCTCAGCAGGTGAGTACAATTGTGCTGTTCCACCACCGTATTCGCGTTCTATCTCCTTTTCAACAGCAGCGAACGCCTCAAACTTTGCCAGCCCTTCGGAGGCTGAGATGTTCGGCTTGATGTCCAGTGGAGCAAACCGTGACGCTTCATAGGCTGCTTGCTCCTCGGAGTGCGCTTGATCGCGTTCCTTGCGGCGTTCCTCGACAATCTTATAGAGATCCCGCACGTAATCTTCCCATGCGCCCTGACGATAGATGAATTGATCTTCATAGCCGTTTTCGCACATTCTGAAAACGTACATATCGTTGACAGAAACCTTCCACCATCTTCTGTATCCGTAATCGTCATATGTGAAAATTGTGATGTAGTCATCCTGGTAGTTGCCAAGCTCGTCGGTGATTTGGCTTAACACCATCCGTAGCCCTCTGATGGGGGCAAAGATTGCCTCGCCATAATCAATATCAACGGATGTTTCCGGTGCTTCATCAGCCTCAAAATCATCTAAGCGTTGCAACGCTTCCCATGCATCGTGTTGGGCATCAATAAGGGGTCTACTTGATGACCATGATGCGTTGATAGGAATGCTTCTACTATTTTGCTTACCGTTGTCATCTAGCTTATAAGTCTGCGCTGAAAAGTAAGTTCCGCCTGCCGAGTGAAACTGGATGCCAATATTGCCAATTGACACACGGTCAGTATCACTAATCTGATCTTCGGTGATTTCCTCACCAAAAAATTTAGACATCACATTGATGATGTTTGCTACATAAATTCGCCGTTGCTCTTTTTGTTCTGTCTGATATTTGGCGCGGCGTGCCGCGTCTTTTTCCGCTTCAATTGCTTCATATTTTTCGTATGCGTCTTTTAATAGTTGGAATGGCATCGCCCTACCCTGCTTTCACTAAGCCCTGGCGACAGAAGTCTACATGCTCAGGGTTGTTACTATCGGTTGTGAGTGTTTGTTCGTGCATGATGCACGCCGGATTTTTACAGGTGACCATTGTCACGGTCATGCGCGGGAGTTGCTGGAGCTTCTGCCCCATCTCGTGACCGCAGCATAAACATTTTGTATTTTCAATTTGAGCCATTTTGTTACCCTCTTAAGTGCTTAAACTATACTATAGATTGTATACGTATAATCGTATACTGTCAATCTATAAAGTGTTAAGATTAGTACCCGCCGCCCACTTCTTTCTTGCCTTGTGAGGCGGCTATATTGAGCAATGCACAGTGTTCTGGATCACGGAAGGTAAGATGGACCGTACCCTTCTTAAAAATGCGGATGTTGAAGAACTCAGAGGGGAAGACTTCATCCCATTCACGGACATGGTGCGCCGCCTTGTATTTGTCGTAACGCTCCTCAAAAGTCGCGCCTTCATAGTCGCCTTCGCGATAGCTTGGTTTATGACCAATGTGGCGTTCAATCGCGCTCTGAATGGTCGTAATGGCATCCAGCTTGCGACCTGTTAAGAAACACAATGCTTTATCCAGGTCATCGTAGAAATCTTTGGTGCTGTACATAAAGGTCAGCGCAAACCCAAATTGATCGTATTTAATGCCGTATGGGACGATAATCTTCTTGTTGACGCGGTAGCTCTTATTCGTCTTCCAACCTTCGACATGCACTTTGTTTTTCTCGTGGTAGCTGGTTGCCTTTTTGAACACCGCTTCAATGCAATCCTGCATGATGGCATCGTGATTGAAAAAGAACATCTCTAAAACTTCCATGACATTAGCAACCGTGAAGCTAAGCCGCTGCGTGCTGGTGCTGAAGTCTTCAAACTTCTGTCTAAAATTTGAGGTCGTCACTTTGCCTAAGTTGGTCTTCTGAAAGATATACATCCAGAAGCGTTTTTTTAGTTCGGTGAGCTTTTCGTTCAGGGATTTATCAACCTCATCGCTATCTTTCTTGATGATGCTGGCGGTATAGAAGCGATATTGCTTTTCCAGCGTTGCCATCTCTGTGAGGATACGTGAGGCTTCGTTGTACTGGGCAACAAGGCTATCCACGATATTGCGCGATGCAATTGGGTTAGATGTAAAGGTTTCTTCTTTGACCTCTGCATCAAAGTCCATGCCGGTAGGTGTGAAGTCTGGAAATGGCGATGCAGGCTTATCTTTGTGCAACCAGACGATTGCCACATTCACATCCGTTTTGCGCTCTGCGGAAGCAAAGGCGTTGCCGATGACTTCGTAACGCCCATGCTCGGAGATGATCCGGCATAGGAGCCGCCGCTTCTCGGTATGCGGGTTCAGGATTGTTTCTGCGTTGAGTAGGCAGACAATATCACCCGCTTGTAAAATTTCCCACGCTTTGAGCAAATGATCGGCACCAGTATCAAATGGGGGGTTCATGATGATGAGATCAAAGATCAACCGATCTGCGTAGGCGAGGAAGTCCGTTTCGATCACGGCATAGCCTTTGCCTTGCAGGATCATGCGGAGTTCTGGCTCAATTTCGATGCAGGATATTTGATCCTTTTTGATGTAGCAATCGTCAACCAGGACATCGGCAATATCGCCCTTGCCTGCGGACGGCTCTAGGATGGTACGATACCCTGACAGATAATCCCTGCCGCCAAATTGTTTTTTGAACGGTGCAATCATTTTGTGAACAAGTGCGGATGGTGTGGGATAAAAATTTGCGTTAAACATGCAAACTCCTTATACATTTAATCGTATACGTTCAATTGCACAGATTATGCAATCGTGATAAACTGAATAGATCAAATGTTTCATTGACCGTATACGGTAGAGGGGATAGAGTTGTGGTCACAGCCATGTTAATCGGGAAACAGACTATGCCAAAAAAACAAGATGAACCTACACGAACCACAGGGTTCCGTGTGAAGGGCTTGAAAGAATTGACTGAGAAAAAAGGGTTAACCCGCCAGGAGCTTCATTACGCGACGCGGATCCGCTATCAAACCCTGATGGATTTAGAGGATGACAAAAAACTTCGTGCGTATGTAACGGCGGATATTATTGATGCGCTGATGCGCGTGTTAGATTGCTCATACCATGATCTGATTGAGTTTGTACGTGACGGAGTTGTGCAGAGGTGCTAAAATGAATAGCACACTCTTAAGTGTAGACACCCGCCGGAAATGAGCCTCTGGCGGGTGTCGTCATTTATTGTCCATAAATCGTGCTGATGCCTGTGAAGTGCGACACTTGATAGTCCCTAGCTGACGGGTCACCTTGTTTTTATCCACGATGATTTCGGTAACATCTGGCTCAGCATAGTTTTTATCGTAATATCCCTCACGATGGATTAACAACACCACATCGGCATCTTCTTCCAGATTGCCCGATCCTTTGAGATGTTCGGACGTTGGACGCTTGTCTTTACCATGTGTACTGGCACGGTTGATTTGTGCGCCGACAACAATAGGAACATTCAGCATGTCTACATCTGCCATTTTGGTGAGTGCCTGGCTGATGAAATTTAATTGCTCGCGTTCCGGCTGACGGAGAACTGCACGCGCAGCATCGTTATCTGGCGTCCCTGGTGACATCCGCTGTAGATAGTCGATAAACACAATATCGAGACCGCCCCGTTGGTGCTTGGCGCGTGCTTCGTAGTAGATTTCGCGCGGCGACATCCCCTTTTTGCTGATGATGAGAATGTCCCAGTTAGACATCTCACCGCACGCCTGGACGTAGCGTTGATACTCCATTGATGACATACGCCCTGATTCAATTCTAAATGGCTCGATGTCCGTTAGTTGCGATAGGATGTTGTTTAATACATCCCGTTCGCTACCATCAGCCACATTGAAAAATGCGACCTTCTTGCGGTTGCGACAGGCAGCCACAAGGCATGTCGTCATGAAGCCTGTTTTACCCATATGCTTACGCCCACCGACCACATATACCTTACGGCGATGAAATCCGTCCAGCAAGGCGTCTAGCGATTTAATGCCGCTTGGCACACCCATAACAGGCGTATCGCCAGCTTTAGATATTGCCTGCTCAACATCGCTCATGTGGCGTTCTAGGTGATCCACAATTGTTGGGGCGTTTAAGCCTCTGATTGATACAATCATGTCCTCTAATTGCCCAACAGCATCCCGTAACGCCTGCTCTGCTGGAATGTCCTCATTCATCGCCGCGCTTTTCATATCGTCGGATGCGACCATTACGCTTCTGCGATATGCTGCCATCAGGACAATTTGTGCGTAGACTTCCGCATGGACTGATGTTGGTGTGTTGGCAATCAAATGTGTTAGATAAGCCGCGCCGCCTATGTCCTCTAGCTTGCCCATACTGCGGAGTTCGTTGCCAACTGTCACAGGATCAATTGCCATGTCCGCTTCATGGAGCTTGAGCATTGCCTGCCAGATATAGGCATGTTTCAGAAAAAAGAAGTGCTGCGGTTTCAAATATCTGACAACCGCATTGACCGCATTGGCACTAATTAGTGCTGCCCCGATAAGTGCTTCTTCTGCTTCCTGGCTGTAAGGCGATTCCGCAGATGGCTTTTGTTTAAAGTCTGGGTCTAGTGGTGGTTTATGATGGTGTGCTGGCTGCGGCATTGTCGCACCTCGGTTTCGTAAACAGTGATGTGAAAAAATCGCGGTGTTTGTCCCACCGTTCCGGCGGGAACAATGGTTCGGGTAACTCGCCTTTGAACTCCTGGAAAGATGCACGTTCTGGTTCAACAGGCTTTTCTGCCCAAGCGCGGATGTTTTGCGCGATATATTTTAGGCTGATGCTGCGTCCGTGCCAGAATGGTTCCTGAACGAGGTCTGCGATATATGCGACAACATCCTCCGGTGTGAAGCCTGCGTCTATAATTGCCTCGCACCAACCGCGTTCTGTTTTGTTCATCCAGGGATTAGCCTGTTTGTTGTGTGGGATTTTACGGTCAATATCTGAGACGACTTTTGCATTGATGATGGCGGCGATTTGTATGGGGCGTTCGCGCTTTGCTTCCAGTTCTTCATTTGCGGTTTGGAGCGCAGGTATTAAATCCTTGATGAACGTCATCAATGACAACTGAGCGATCCAGCGCGCTGCACCGTTAGGTGCAATACCATCTGTAGTAATCTCTGTAGGAGTCTCTGTAGTAATCTCTGGTATAGTTGTGTCATTTTGCGTTCTACGTGTGTCATTTTGCGTTCTACGTGTGTCATTTTGACACACGCTTGTGTCATTTTGACACACGATAAGCGGCTCAACCATGTTATCTATCCATGTTAGTGAGATGCTTTTCAATTGGCTAATGCCATCCGGATTTAGCGCGTACCAAGGTGTGCGATCAAACTTTGCTTTGTTGTAGCTGCCCTCAAAAAGCAACCCCTTCTCTACCAATTTTTTGGCGGCACGGTTGATTGTGCTACGGCTCCAATATGGGAACGCTTTAGACTGCATATCGCCGGTGCTTTGATACGTCCAGTATTGCCCATCAATATATAAATTGGTCGTACTGATCCAGAAGGCAATCTGCATTAGCATGATGCTATCATTCAGACCGATTTCGGCAGCCAACTCCGGCAAGATGACTGTGACGGTTGGCGTTACCTCTTTCTGGATAACTGGTTTTGGTGCATTAATTTTTGACATAATCCCTCGCTTTAATTGAGGGATGC